AAAAATATATTCTTGCATCCAACCATAAGAAAGTGCTTCCCAAAAATCATCTGGAAAGTGCTCAATAGTATCATAACTATCCAAAGCATACCAGAAGTTATGGAAACCATCAAGGAAGAGTTCCCATTTTGTTGGGTTTTCAAATCTCATTTAGATTACCTGTATTAGGAGACCATAAGGTGCTTAACTTCTTACCTTTCACTATAACATTAAAGTGATCAATCTGTCCATTTTTACGAGTAATCCCAATCCACACACTATCAGGACCCATCACTTCCATATGAAATGTATCAATATCCCGCACGATAATCTCATCGGGATTCTTACATTCTTCCTTTGGAAAATCGTTGCGGTCTTCTGTCATTTCAAAACCTCATAAACATCAACGGCATCATAATCTCCAATACCAAGTTTGAACCTTACAAAATCAGTGAGGTCAGTAGCATCACATTCATAGACACAATACCCACCATTATTATCACTTTGAACATAATTGGTGTAGTAATCATCAATCACCACCATAATTGCAAGAGCACGGGATTGGTCGTGCTCTGTGATGGTTTTATGAGGATGTGCTACGATATTCGTGATACACTTAAAGAGTTCTTCTCTTGTGTATGAGAATGCTTTTGCTTCTTGGTTGAGTGAATAAGTCATCAAACCTCTCCGTATGCTTCCAGAATAGCACGGGCAACTGCGATTGCCAAATCCTTCTGTGCGATACTCATATCCTCACGAGCACCCCCTTCACAGGAAGTAATGAAGACACCAGCATTATCTACTGTAAGTTCTACCCGATGAAAAATCTTTTCATCATCAGGGTCAGACATCGTGAAGACATCAATCTTACTGCGGAGCACATCAGTTCCAGGAAGTTTTGTGTAGAAAGGCATTAGGGAGTTCCTTTGTGTATGAGACTATTATAGGGCATCAAGTGGCATCTGTGGAGTGCTCTTGTGCCACTTTCATAACTGTCTCATGCCTCTTGTTGCTTTCGTTTCCTTGTTCTTCAATCAGGTCAGCAAGGTTGTTCAAATCTTCTACAGAAATACTCTCCTTCATATTATACTTACGGGCAAAGGCATAAAGCACAGCACGAATTGTGGTTGCCTGCAAATGTTCCATGCTGGTAAGAGAACCCCAAGGAGCAGCAGCACATTCATCGTTGTAGTATTCGTTATATCGGTCTATGAGTCTCATGATAAAAATACCTTGAGTGTACGTCCTTCATCTTGTTCTGATATTTGAACATTAGAGCAGTCATATTGAACAAACTCTCGTCCATTCTTACCAATCACTTCTACACGATTGATAAGTGGATAAGACTTGATGTAATCACCATTCGGTGCATAATAATCTACATCGTCTTCACCCTCAAAATCACCATAATCAATTCCAAGTGATTCTAAGGCTTTGTTTTCTGCTTCTCGTTGTGCGGCAACTTCTAGCATTTCCTCATGGGTCATACACTCCACTCCCTTGCTTCCCAATCCATCAGGCACATGTTAGTTTGCTCCTTATCAGTATAGTTGTCGTAAGCATACTGACGACACTCTTCTTCTGTGCCCTCAAACAGCATTTCATACATCTTGTGGTCTCCATCGTAGGTAAACTTATAAAGCCCCCACTCATCATAGCAGTCGGGAAAGAATGGCATTATCGTAGTTTCCCCTTAATTTTCTTGAGACAATCGTTGAAACCATCTACCGTGCATTCAACATACTCATTTTGAGAACCAGCAGAAGATTGTTCTTTCGGTAAGAACAACTCAATCCTATCTACCAAATCCTCAATAGAAGTTTCCATATCATCATTACTATTGGTTGTAAATACATCTTCCCACCAATCATAAATCAAATCAGTAAGATTTTGTGGTTTAGTAGAAGATGAAACTACACCTTGCTTGACTGCTTCCCTGAATGCTCCTTTCAATCCATCAGCAACTTGCTCTGGTGTTTGTGGAGTTGGTTCCCACTCACTCACATTTTGTTGATAAGCAAACTCATAACCTGCTTGGAAACTTTCACTCACTTTCTTTTCTTTTGAGGCATTATATCCCATTTGAAATGCTCTCCACCTAATATCAAAAATATTATCAACACTTGGATTAGTTGGAGGATACACACCCATCCAATCTTTATATGCTTCTTCTACTGGTGATTTTGTTTTTTCCAGTTCTTCAAGGAAAGAGAGTTTCTTTTCAAGCACTTTAATTTCTGCTTTTGTTTTTTCAATTTCAGTCATTTCCGTGCCTCCATTTTTATGCGATACTCACACCATTCTTCGTGATTTTCCAAGTATCCGTTGATTTGTGGATCACTAATCTTACAATAAGAACAACGATAATAAGGATTATCACCACCAATAGGTTCTGTTGGGTAATCGCAGTAATACTTTTCAGTCATTTTGCCTCCCAATACTTACCTTCCATTCCACATCCGTGATACTTTCTCATATTATCACAAAAACCACCATTAGATTTCCCAGTCACAACATTTCCAGACAGATGAGGATTGAGGCATAAGTCAAATGTGTCTCCATATCCAGTAATACGAGCACACCAATCTTTCTTGTAGTGCTTACAATCCTTACATAGACGAATGGGTTCAGTCACAGAGGTTCTCCACAATCACAATCAAAGTCAAGGTATTCTATCACAGGTTTCCTCAAGAAGTTACAAAGGTGCCACTGTGCTTCTTCAAATGTAGAATAATCACCATCCCTATATTCATCTACAAATATATTATACCAGAACAATCCAAATCTTTTGTGTTGTGGGTAATATCTGGTTGAGTGTCCGTCTGTGACTTTTTTGATACGATAGTTTTTCATATATCATACGGCATTTGAGGGTCTTTAGTCCACACTTTTGTATACACTAACCACTTCTCTTGTCTGTTATCCATTTCTGCTGTCCAGTGATACCCATTCTCATCAATAGCATCAAGGTAATGAATACCTTTTGTGATGTCAATAGTTCGTGTAACAGTTACAAACTTTACTTTCTCAACCATTAGAGTTCATCGTCCTCCAACTCATCAGCAAGACGCAGTATAGCACCCTTTACCCACTTCTGTCCCTTGATGAAATAATTTTTTTCCATACTCAATTCTCGGTCAGGGTCTGGTTCAATATTGAGACCCTCCACTACTTCACGGAGAGCAGCAGCAACGGCAGCATTATCATAATAATTTGGACCTGGACCCAACTTACTATAATACTCATTCATTACTTGTTGTGCTCTGTTTTTTCTACTCATAGTGCTTCTACCTCATTGGCAAGTTCATACAATACATCAACAGGACTTTGAAGTTCTCCACAATCAGTACAAAGTCGTGCTGCTGCTTCGTTGATGATAAAAGCAATCAGTTTCTTGCGGTCATCCTTCTGTGGTCGCAATGTGAGTTCCATAGAAGCATCTAGGAGTTCTTGTGCCCTAGTCGTCATTTGTGTTCTTTATACCAACGAAGGTCTCTTGGTTTCCAATCAACTATACTACAATCAAATTGAAATCGTTTGTATCGGATAAAACCACCGAACAAATGACTGGAACCAATACTCAACTGAAATGCTGGGAATAAATCATCACATCCATAATCATCCCATTGGAGAGTAATATCCAACAGAGCAAATCTGCGGCATGAGAGAACTTGGAGAAACCATTCTTTCCCATAGTCCTCATAGGTTTCATAGTCAAAGAGTTTCATCAATCCTCTCCATTTTAGCAAGGGGTTCGTGTCCCCATTTCATAGGGTCATCATAGCATACCTGCATCATTTCAGGCCACTTTCTTTCCGAATCCTCACTCTCAATAATACCTTCTTCTACTGCCCGTTCCCAAGAAAGTTTCTTACGAATAACACAGTGAAGGTCATAAAGAACTCCATTATTCTTGGGAAGGTCTGGATGCCCAATACCCAAAGAAACTTGAGGACAATCAATATCATCTACCATATGATTGCAAAGAATATTGCCAATCGTGCGTGTGTCTTCGTGAAGTTTGGTATAATCAGTCGGTTTTTTAAGAGGCAACCAATCCACAATCTCTTCCCACTGCCCCAACTGAACTCGTTGGAGTACATCAGTAGCATATTGCAGTGCCCGTGCCTGTTCTTCTGTGATAGTGAGAGTGTAGGTTTTCATGGATTTGTAGGTTGTTCAGGTGGCACAGGGGGTGGTGCTACTGGAGGTAGTATAACGGGTTGTTGAACTGCTTGCACTTGAGGTTGTGCCACTTGCTCAACTGGTTGTGCTGGTTGTGCTGGTTCTTCTAGTTTCTTTTCAAGTTCTTGGATTTTCTGTTCCAGAGTCTGTTCCAGAGGAGCAGTTTGTGCGTTTTTAATATCCTCAGAAATCTTCCAACTTGCAAGACCCACACTAAAAATACTAGCAAGGGCAGCAACAACAGAAACAGTTTTAGAAAAACTCATTGGTATTCGTCCTCAGGAAAAGTAAAGTATTCGTGAATCGCAGACATCACAGCATCTTCAATATGCTCAATCACAGCACCTTCACTGGGGTTTTCTACATGTTTGTGTGCCCGATGCCATCCTTGACGCACACCCTCTTCAATTGCCTGTTCTAAAATGACATAAAACTTAGGTTTCATTCTTCTTCCTCACAAGGGAACATAGCATCATACTCTTCATCGGTCAGAGTCAGGTACTGAACATCAGCATCTTGGTGTTCTTCGGCATACATCAGTTGATAGTGTGCGAAGTCAGAGAGACTTGTGCTCCCATATTCTACCAGACCATCAACCAAGCACAAGTAGTTCATAATACCTCCCAATCACATTCCCAATGACAATCGTTGTTTACATTGACCCAGAAGAAGTATTTCTGATTCTCGGATGCAAGAAACATCATACCATCACCCTTGTCTTGCTCAACAATACAAACAGGATTGTTGCCCATCATATTACACAGACGGTTCTTCGCCTTGCTGCTTTTGGGTCTTACGGTTACTCTTTTCATTTTCAATCTCTAGTTTGAGTTTACGAATTCCAGTAATGAAGTAAGCAAAGTCACGGGTCTCTGTGATAGGTTTGGTTTCACCACACACATCACAGGTTGACGTATAAACAGAAGAACAACCTACCGAATAAACACCATAGGTTCGTCCACAATCCATACAGGTATTATAAGCAGTTTCAAGTCTCTTGAGAAGTGCTTTCTTTTCTTTGAGGTTCATAAGGTCCAAGTTCAACACGGGGTTTTGTGTCTGCAAGGTAATCATACAGCATCTGGGCGAACCCGTACTGGGGTTTTGTGCCAGTTTCAATACTGGATGAGGTGGCAACAGTCCACATTATATCAAGTTGTAGTTTATCAGGTAAGTTCTTCATCTAAATCAACATCAATACCATCAGTAAGGTCTTTCAATCGGTCAAAGAAATCTTCATCAAGTGGATATACCTTTTCTTCTCCTCTATCAATTCTATCACACATTTCCATCAGGTACTCAAGAAACTCTTTGGGGTAGGTTTCATCTAGGTTGATACTTGTCCAAAACCACTGGTAACATTCTTCATATGGGTCATCAGTTGGAAGTAGAGCATAGTCCTTATAGTTTCCACTGATGAGGTCTCTCCACATCTTGAAGTTATTCCACATCTCTCTCCAACCAGTTTGGAAGCAGTGACCAAAGTAATATTCAAACCAGTTTAGTTTTTTAGCCATCTTTCAACTTCATATAATCTCTTGCACGGTAAAACAATTCATCACGCCAGTTACGACCACAAATATCAAAAGTGAAACCTAACCGACCAATAGAAAATAGAAAGGAGAATAGTCTTCCATATCCCATAGAGATTTGAAGATAAGGAAATTCAATCCATTTCCCATACTCTCCATAATCAAAAGCAAGTTGAAGTAGTGAATATCGTCTTCCAGTACAAAGAGTCATATACCATTCTTTTCCGTAGTCGTTTCTTTCGCCAAATTGAATGAGTTTCATAATCAGTAAGGTAACGACTTCAGACCATCTAATACTTCTTGGAATCTTTCGGCACGACTCTTGTGGTGCTCTACATTCTCTTCCAATACACCTACAATATCGTCCAGCACAACATCCAGAGAGGCATCAGTATCAAAGTATTTCTGGATTGCTTCGGCAAGGTATCTCCTCCGACTCCATTCCATACTATAAGGACGATAATTCATAATCAGAAAGTATATGCAGGTATTATAGGGTATCTAGGGCAGTTTGTCAATCTTTGTTTTTTCTATCATACTGATGCCACTTGCACCAACCATCGGCAGCAATCTTTCCTTTTACTGCGGTACAGGCATTCGGTGGTCTCCACATATTACAATTGGAGCACTTCTCATTGCCCTTCGGATGATTTTGATATTTTGCTGTTTCCTTAGAAGACTTTTCTTCTTCTGCTATAAACTCTTGATAGGATTTCATTGGTTAAGTTGTCTCTTGTAACATTTTTCTATAACAATCTCTGGCAATAATTGCTTCATCTATCGTATCATAAGTGCCAACATAGTAGTTAATCTTTTTATGCCACATATTGACTTGATATTTACCAGATGGGACTTTTTTTATATTTCTCAACTCACCATTGGGACATCTGCGATTTATATTTTGTGTAGAGTTGTCTGCCCATCTTATATTGCCAGGAATATATCCAGAGTTGTTGTTTATTCTATCAATAGAATATCCTTCTGGTCTTTCACCCAAATTTTCATCAATATATTTTAGAAACTTTATAAAACCTGGCGGAGTTTGTGTGGTGCCGTGAAACCCTCTTTCAGACCACTCTTCAAAAATTTCTATCCCACGAGCACCATACTCTGAATAGTTTATATTTTTTGGATCTTTACATCTGCGTATCATACCATTCCAAGTATGATATAGGGGGTGTTGTGATACTTTCATTGTAAGTCTTGGCGTGACTGATACTATTTATAATAACATATGTGTGGGTCTTACGCAACATAATTCCGCCAAGACTTATTGTTGCTGCCCACCATCAATCACGAGTGCGCCAATCAGTGTCATCTTCATCTCTCTTAAACCAATCGTGTAAGTCATCAGGAGAATCAAAACCACGACGACCAAATCTTTCGTGACCCAATCCACCAATATCTAATTGATTCATAAAGTCGTCTAAGTCACCTTCTACCATATCTGGATTCTCTGCTCTCCTTCTTGCCTGACGAAGGATTGTTGCAGCACTTCGGTTTGCTTTGGCGAGTTTTTCACACCAAATCATTTCACTTAATTCAACTGACTCACCTTTTACAATCTTATCACAAATTGATTCAAGTCTGAGTCTGTATTGTGTGGAAAGCATATTCTAACTCCAGATATGGGTTATTTATTTTTGTATTCATCCATTAACTCTTTTGCGAGTTTCATAGACCGACGCCACATAAGATACTTCACAATCGGATTTGCAGGATTATGTAATATCCACCACTTTGTCTTTTCATATTGAACTCTTGCAAGTTGAGTGAGCATATAAAACCCTCTTGCGACTGATTGATCGGTGATAATCAGATATGCGATGCAAAAGAATATGATAAAGTAAATGTATGAGGTACTCATTGTCTTAGAGTTTTGAGATATTCTAACACATGCTCACGAACAATCATGAGTTCGTTGTAACATTCTTGATTATGAGCACAGTTTCTCAATTCATGATCTGGTTTCAGAACACTCTCTTCAAATAAAGTCAAACCACGATTCCATTTATCGGATTGAGATTCATTTTGCATCTTTTTTAATCACCACAGGGCAGGATGGAATAGTTTCACGAATGAGATTGATAAGTTCTACTTTGATTTCATTCGATAACATTTTATGTGTTCGAATTCGATTGATAACATCATGAGCTTGACCGCAGGTGATAATCGTAGTGAGAAACAGAGCAGTCATAGCTCTCTCCTATTCTCAAAATATTTATTGACCAAATCCCTTGCTCTTAACCTTTTGTTTATCTTTTACGATGATAACATCTAAAAAATCGGGGATCTGGCAGTTCTGGAACCAGAACCCCTGAGCATCCGTCCAATTGTCGAAAAATACCTTTTTGTCATTTTTCAGGACAACTTCATAGGTATGTCTATCATAAGGGACATCAGATGTGACTTTAAATGTCTGAGTCATAGAAATTTGTCCAGTGATGAGACTGATTTGCCGTTCATTGCCTTCTGAATATAAGACTTGGCAGTCTTATAGGTGCTGGCAGTGTGAACTTGCTGCCCATTGTGAATGATAACAAACTTTTTACCATAAGGAACGGCAGCCCACATGCCATCCTTAGTCACATATCCGTTGGGGTCTCCTGGTTTAGGATTCAGAATACCTTCATTTTGTATATTCATTTCAGTTAAAAAATTGATCTAAAGGATTAAAAGATCGGATTCGTTCCATTGCCATATTAACATACTCCTCATGAATTTCAACTCCAAGATACTTCCGTTTCAAATCAATACATGAAATTGCAGTTGTCCCAGATCCCATAAAAGGATCAAGAACTAAATCACCAATGTAACTGTAATACTTAATGATACGATCAGACAGTTCTTTTGGATAGGGCGCTAAATGATCTGAATGTGTTTCTGGATTGATCTTCCATACGTTAGATCGTTCATAGTCTTCATTGACAAGTGATTGCTCTAATACATCACCATCATAAGATCGAACAACTTTATCAATTAAGAATGGTGCTGGTTTCTGAAATACAAAGATAGTCTCAGTTACAATGTTTGGTTTGTATGCAACTGGTTTGCGATGTTGAAAGAATCCACCATTACGATTAATTGATGCACCCTCAGGTTTTAACCAGATAATATCATCAATGTATTTCCATCCCATTTGTTCCATTAAAGTAAAAAAATGAAATGGAATTGCAAGACGTTTACTCTCATGTGCCCGTGATTGTCTTGCCTCAATCACTGGAGAAAGATTTACAACACACATTCTACCTGGTTGAGTGACTCTTAACACTTCAAGAAACACATTTCTCAAGAAGTCAAGATACTCTTGGTAAGTTGGCCAAGTTGAATATTCTCTGGCGTTATAATATGGAGGAGAGGTGCAAGTAAGATGCACACTCTCACTTTCTATTTCTTTTAAAAGTCGGGATGAATCTCCCTGTAAGATCTGATCCATTGAATTTTTCTACTCGATGCTTTGTTACTATCACAATCACCGTTAATTAGTGATTTTCGACCATGACACAGTTTACAATAAGTTTTAACATTGTCTGGAATATTGTTATGATGATCGCCATCTAGATGGTCAAGATCCAAACTGTTTTCAAATCCAACCCATCCATCTTTAGGAACTGGACAAGTCCATCCAAGATGTCCATCATGATTTTCACAATATGATTTCTTATGAATTGTAACTCCAGGAATTACTTTACCATTCTTTCGAGCACTAGTGCAACGGGAACATTCGGATTTGAAAGACCAATACTTCCATTCTCGCACAAGAACTTTATTATTACAACCATCATTGACACATGTAGGAAGTTCATGCCCTTCGACAAAGAACTTCTCTTTCATTTGTTTGGAAAGACTCAACATAATCAAAATACAATGTTAGAGGACATTACACGGGCATTTGGATATTGTGCAAGAGCAACTTGTATTGCTTCTTGACGATTGCGGGCATAACACTCAACATAGAATGTTTGTCCACTAACCATGCAGGTGACACGATGCTTCATAATTACCTCAGCGTTTGATGGTGGAGATTGCAGGTTCGCCTTGAACAAAGATCGTCTCAGCGACACTCTGCAAACGTTTGGCAGTTGCGATGCCAACGTTACTATACACGGGAACATGAATGAACCCATAGGACTTGTGATAGTCCTTCAACTGTCCAGGCACCAAAGAACCCTCTGAGAGGCGCTTAGAATCGTCTGGATGGAGGCGAATCACACGCCCAATGGTCTGTGCCATAGCAATGTAATCCATGTTCCTCATGAGGACGCAGGAGGTCAATCCAGGACAGTTGATACCCTCAGAAAGGATGCTGTAGTGAAGAATGATGAACTTCTTCTCAGGATCCTTACCCCATGCAGTCAGAGTGTCAAAAAACAGTTCACGGGAAACCTTTTTGTTGTTGATGAATGCACCATACTTTGCAGTCACCCACAATACATCATAACCATGTGACTGAACTTCTGTCATAAAATCAGTCTCAGCAAGCATTCGAACCAACACTTTAGTATTGGGTGCTGCTACCAAAACCTTCTGCATATTGTCCTCATTGAGAATCTTATCCAGAAGAGTCATGCAATCACGCTCTGCTGCATCATCTTTGTCACGAATTGCATTGATCTGACTCACACAAACCTGAGGAGGAACAATGAAACCACCTTCAACCAATTCAGGTGCAGCAACATTACAAATTACTTGACCATATACAGATCCATCATTCATGCCAGGTTTGGAAATAGTAGCAGAATGCTTAGGAGTAGCAGTGAAGAAATAGCAGCGGTTAGCAGTAGCAGAGAAGTGTTTTGTAGCAGGGAAAAAATGACTCTTAACACTGTTGTGTGCTTCATCAAAGTAAATAGTGTCAATATGAATGTCTGCTTGCTGTAGACGCTGTAGAGAGTTGTAGGTAGTGAAGATCAGTTTGTGTTTGGGAGCATCAGGATTGAATGCACTAGTCACAATTTGATTCCAATACTGAATCTCAGAGGGTTTTGTAGTGCTAAAATGCCTTGTTTCCCCCGAATGGATATGAATAACAGATGCATTAGTAACATACTCCAAGAATTCAGCAGACAACTGTTCACTCAAAAGAATACGAGGAGCAACTACAACAATAGTTTGAGGATCGCTATTGGAAAACTCTTTGATCGCATCAGCAATCATGGTCAGAGTCTTTCCAGCACCAGTCGGCATGATCAATTGACCAATACGATACTTGAGCATTGCTTCAAGACCGCGTTGCTGGTGAGGACGGAGTTGAATCACAGGGATCATTGCGTATGAGACTATCATAGCAGAAAACCGTCCCTGATGCGACTCAGTGGACGGTTTCCTAAGTGTCCTATGAAGCTTTAGATTCTCATCTTCAACCGGGACAAAGGTAGTCTACTAGGATTGTTGTTTTTTGTCAATATCTTCAGCAATTTTTTGAAATTTTGAATCCCAAGTTTCTTTATCAGCATCCCATTTACTTAGTGGGCATGAGTCAAGGATAATTTTTGCCTTTGCAGGAACATAGCATCCACATTCTCTGCAACGATTTTCTAATTCATCATACTTATCACAACCTTTGCATGTTTCAATTCTTTGTTTATAAATTTCGTCAGAAACAAAGAGAATTGCATCACGATTTTGAGTTATGTATTGAACTAATTCCCAAGAAAAATTAGCAAGATTTTTGGTTTGTTCTATAAGAGAAGGATAATTTTTATCTTCAGACATTGTTTTTATATTTCAACTAAAAATATTTATTGTGGTTGATAAGATCCCTTTATAGTTGATGCATTTATTGATCCTGATATTGTATAATTTGATCCAACAATTGCCGATCCACCATTTCCTGCACCTGTAGCTCCTGTGGTGCCAGATCCAGATGTTGCCCAATCTCCACCAGAACCACCGGATTCTCCATTTGATCCACGAGTAGCACCACAAGTTGATGGGCTATACGACAAAGTATATTGATCAACAGAGGTTATATAAATTCTTGCATTTGTATCATCTCCACTATTGTCTCTCAACTTAACACCATTATCTCTAATTAGAACATTTCTTGGATTTCCAGAAATTTGCACCATATATGTCTTTGGAGATACATTAAAAGTATATCTTCTAATTCCATTTTTAAAATTCCATGAGAATATTTCTGCATACGCTGCAGTATTACCATCACGAACTCTAATCGTATCGTAACATCTACCATTAGTATTTGGATTATCATTTGTATCAATTTCCATAGTAATTCGGGCAGATCCACTCCCAGTTACATTTAAGAAAGCATCATCATTATTTTCTGTCCAGTAATATCCGATAGATGATAAGGAATATCCAGCACCTGCAGGATCCGAACCAAGACCTCCAGGAGACCCTAATAAAGTTCCATCTTGATTATTATATCCTCTACCATATCCACCTGTTCCTCCATATCCACCTGCTCCAGCAGTGATTGTTGAATATTGAGTACATCGACGATACTGAGTATTTTTCACACATCGTTCACAACAACCCCAGCACCAATCGCAAGTAGATTGACAACAATTCCCACCCCAAGTTCCAGCATCATTATAACCACTACCGCAACCAGGAGCTCCGCCACATCCTTGAGTCGTATATTCATTATAACAAGATCCTGCGCCTCCAGGAGCACCTTGAGATCCTCTCTCACCTCCACCGCCGCCACCATATACTTGTGCCGATGGTCTTAATAAAACATTAACATTATTTCCACCGATGGGAGATAACGAAAAAGCGTTTCCACCATTCTCACCTCCAGGATCAGGTGCGCCATTACCAGTTCCACCTCCTCTTCCAGAAGCACCAAAAATTTGACCAAAAACATCAATTACCAAATTATGTGCAATTGTATTCAATATTGCAGATGGAGTAGAAGTATTTACAGATCCACAGATTCCATCAATAAACAAAAATTTTCTAATGTTCTTATTTAAATTATTATTCCAAGATTGATTTGAGATATCAAGATTAAGTTCAGTATCACTTTGAGTAAGATAATAATATTTTACTGAATTTCTAAATTGTGATGTTTTCCAATTATTTGATGTTGAAATATTGGCATTTTCGGTAGAATCTGGAACAACTGGGTCTGTATTTGTTGTACTTATGATTCTTTTTAGTTCTGAAACACTAATTTGACCAGTATCACTATTAAATGTCTCAGTTGTAGAAGAGGTTTGTTTTCTCTGCTGAGCACGAAAATTAGATCTTAAAGAACTAAAGGAAATAGCACCTGAAGAGTAATAAGGACCAGCTTTTGATACTGTTACTGCCATTACACTGAGTTTTTCCTTTATTTATGAATGGCGTTTATAATTTCTTTATGTGATATTCTTTGATTTTCTAATTTTTTAATTTTCGTATATTCATAATGTTCTTTTGCAAATTCTAAAATCTGTTGTTTATTTCTTTTTGAATTTAAGAAATCTCGAATTGCATTTTTATCAAACATATTTAATCCGTTTGAAACTTGAATAAAATTATCAAGTGACCAAACAAATTTGGTTGAATTATTGCCTAGATTTTTAGCATCTAAAAACTCGTACTTACATTTTTCCTCAAAATCTCTGACCCATTCAGTTTTATTTTCAGTCATGTATTTCCAAAAGTCAGAATCAAATCTATTTGTATTATAATGAAGACAAATAAAATCCACGATGACTTTATAAGCATTTAGGTTTATTTCATTAAATTTTTTTCTATTATATTCCAAGAAGGTTAAATTTGAATTTAAAGAAATAAAATCTTTAATTTGATTTATGATAATGTGAATACCAGTAGACTCTAGCGGTTCTACAAATCCACTTGAAAGACCAATTGCTAAACAATTTCCAACCCATGCTTGATCATAATATCCAGGTTTATAGTAAATAATTTTGTCTGTTTGCAATCTAACTCCAAATTTTTCTAATAGCCAACAATTATATTTTGTTTTTGCTTCTTCATCTGAAGTAAATCTGGAAGAATAAAGATATCCAGTTCCATATCGATTTCCAATTGGTATCTGCCATATCCATCCATTATCTGTCGCTTCTGCTAACGTGTAAGATGGCACTTCTTCAAAATCATATGGAATTTGTTGTGGAATTGCTCTGTCAATTGGCAAATAATCTGTAATGTCATTCCACTTTACCTTTAAGTTTTTAATTAACATAGAGTTAAATCCAGAGGCATCAATATAAAAATCTGCTTTTACATTTCCACTATTTTTGAAATCTATACTTTCAATTTGATTATTTTCAATATTAATTTTTTCAGCAATATCATCAATAAAATCAATCTCGTTATTCATCTTTCCAAAAATATAATTTGAAAATTCTTGTGTATCAATGTGCAGCGCATGACTATAATCAAAAGTTTTTTTTGGTAATGTAGATGTTGCTTCATTATAAAGTAGACCACCATTATAGCAATCGTTTAGAATAGAATAGATTGCACTTGATTGATCCGACTCCCCCCAAAAAGAAACTTCTTTAAATCCATGAAAATATTCTGTATTGGGAATCCAATTTTTAAAATTTATTCCTAATTTTACACTTACATTTAAGTCTCTAATTAAATCTTCAGTTTTTATTCCCAGAGAATTAAGGAATAAATGAATAATTGGTGTAGTACTTTCACCAACACCTATATTTTTTCTTTTGGCATCAAAATATAGAGAAACTTGAACTTTATCTCCCCAATATTTTTTAATCATTGATGCTGCAATCAATCCAGAGGTTCCTGCCCCCAAAACAATAAATTTTTTCATAAAATTATAAATTAATGGAAATCAGTCCACCCAACTCCAGTATATCCTTGAAATTTATTTGTATCCGTATTAAAAATAAATGCTCCAGCAACAGTTACTAAACCCACTCTTTGAGCAGTTGTTAGTCTTGGAGGTAACATATATGCTCTAGATCCAACGCCTTCACCGGGCAATAAACCTGGTGAAGATTTCCCAGCATCAGAAAAATCAACTGCAGAACGAACCGCTGTTGTTCCTACACCTACACCTCCAGATCCTCTTATATAAAGTACAGAATTATATAAGTTTGTTGTTGCATTATATTGGACAATTGATTTTCCTTCTATATACAATCCCTCACCATTAGTGGTTGTAGTTCCAATTCCAACGTTATCACTAATAGTTTGCCCAGAAACTTTTAAAGCGACGGTAGGAATTTGTGCTGTTCCAACTCCTACATTTCCAAAAAGGGCAGTTTTTTCTCTAACATCTAGATTAGCAATTGGGATGGTTGTTCCAATACCAACACTATTAACAACACTCAAATTACTTGATATACCAACATTAAAGAATGTGGATATTCCAGATGTATTGCTAATATTTTTATTGTTAAGGATCGTTGGTAAATCAAACGTTCCGGCTGATATTGTACCAAGTATATTTACATTTCCACTAAAAAATCCAGTTCCATTTGCATTAATTGTAACTCCAGTTCCAACTTGTAGATTTCCTTGTGGATCTGTATTCCCAATACCTAACCTTCCATCATAAGTTAGTGTCATTAATTCGACAAATGTTTGTCCATAGAACCAATTAAACCTACCAGTGCCAATTCCCATAGGACCAGCATGTAAGTACATACTGAAATCACCAGTATCATTGTTTAAAATCTCAAGTGTCCTGTCTATATCACCAAATCTTAAAAGTGCTGTGCTTTTTCCTACTCCAACAGATTGACCAATACTAATTCTTGCATTTCCACTATTGGAAATAACTTCTAAGAGTGATCCAGATTCTTTTCTAATTTGCAATTCTGATGTTGGTAATGCTGTTCCAACACCAATTCTCCCAGAATTAAGAGCAGCAAATGCAGTTCCTCCAGTTCCAACATGAGATCTTGTAAATACTGTTGATACTCCAGTTGTTGAAAATCCACTATTAATTGAATTGACTGTAATATCTGCTGTTGTTGTAATTGAAGATGCAGTTGATGCTATTCCAGTTAAATTTCCATAAAAACCCGTTGTTGCTGTTATAATTCCAACATTAATATTTGATGGTAATCTTGCATTATCAATTGTTCCAGTTAATTGTGGAGCATTAAGACCAGTAAGACCAATACCAGAACCAGTGAAACTTGCTGCAGTTATAATTCCAGAATATGATGCATTTCCATTTGAATTAATTGTAACTCCAGTTCCAATTTGTAAATTTCCTCTTGGAATCGTAGTTCCTATACCAACGCTGAAGGATGTAGAAATTGTAGAATTACTGCTGTTTACATACCATCCATCAACAGCAATTGCATAGATGTCAGTTAATCCAGATGCACTTCCTGAAAATAATTCTGCTGTAACAACACCAGAAACTGATACATTTTGTGTTACACTCAAAATTCCTACTGTTGTAACACCAGAAACATTTAGATCTTTTGTTACTGTAGCACCAGTAACTCTAGTATCGCCATAAACATTTAACAAATATTCGGTAGGAACGGAAGTTCCAATTCCCACCAAACCATTTGCATTTACAACGAAATTATCATCATCAACTTGAACACCATTTCTAAGGTTAAATGACTTTCTATAATTTGCCATCTTATATGGTTTTTTAGTTATTTATCCGTAAGTTTTTGTTCAAGGTTTTCAACCTTCGCAGAAAGTTCCTTGATTGCTTCAACAAGAAGTGGAACGACCTTATGATAATCAACTGCCAAGTAACCATTATCTCTTGTTACAACCGCCTCAGGAAGAACTTCAAGAACTTCTTGTGCGATTACTCCAACATCATTTCCTTCCTTGCCAGACTTTTCATTCCAAGTATAAGTATTACCACTAATGGAAAGAACTTTTGCAAGAGGATCATCAATTGGAGTAATATTATCTTTTAGTCTCTGGTCAGAGGTATAAAATGCAGTAATATCACCAGTTACATTTAAATCGGAATTGATTTGAGTTGTTGTATTAATTGCTACCTTTGATCCAGATACTGCACTTAATTTAAGATCTCCAGATGATGTGTCAATTGTATTATCATCAGTTTGTGCTAATTTAATATTTCCAAGTTGAACAGTAGAACAATTTAATGTGCCATTAATATAAACATTTTTACCAATTCCTACTCCACCAGAAATAATTAAATCCCCAGTTGTTGAAGAAGTAGACTCTGCTCCTTGTGTCAGTCTGACTGTATTATTAAATGTTGTTTGTGATTTTGCTCTAATTTCTTTATTAAATGTTACGGGACCATCAAACTGAGAAAGAACTTGTCCAGATGCACCACCTTCTACAAGTAATCTCTCTTTAATTGTAACTTCATCAAATACGGCACTTAAACGATTAGGATTTTCACCAGTAACTGTTGGTTTTGGAATATCATAAGAAACAACCTCTCCACTTGCTGCAGATGTTTTGGTATTTCCATTATAAAAATCTCCAGAATTGTTCATTCCAGTATATACAACAATACCACCAGAACGTTCCTGAGAGTTCGCTAAAAAGTTTTCTTGATCATTTAGTGTTTTAACCTGAACTTGTGGCAATCCAGTCGAATAGTTACCTGGACCATATCCAAGATATTCAAAGGTGTGCCCTGACGCACGAAGAATAGAAGGTCTTCTGAACTCAATTGCAATTGGATTAATTCTACGAATCAACGAGTTGACATCATGATTTTCTTGAACTGTTCCAAGAGATCCACGAATTACAGTTGCAGAAGTATCATTACCACTGCTGGTAATTCTCATAATTTCATTATCAATTTGAATATAACATCCAAGTGGCAATCTTTGTGCTGTTCCAATACCAGTATGACTAATATTAATTGTGCTTCCTGTTGTTAACTCAGATGTTAAAATAAATGTTTGATTATCATAAAAAGAGACATTACGTGTTCCAAAATTTTCTCCATTTTCATCAGAAATTGCATTATTTGAAGAAAGTCCATGTTTTAAAACATATCCATTTGTTGCCGAAATTGAAGAGTTTGTAAGTGCTGTAAATGTCGTTACACTTTCTCTCTTATCGACAATGTAATCTCCTATATTATTATTATTAGAATCAATTACACGGAAACGATTTCCAGAAAGAAGACCATGAGCATCGTAAGTTGTAAATGTTGTAATACCTGCTGAGGAGTTGTATGCTGTCCCGCTAATTCTAATTGATGAGTTAACGACAAAAGCGTATTGTCCAGTTTGTATTGTTGGATCTCCAACAGTTTTAGCGATTGCAATTGATGTTGAAGATCCAATAGAAGTAATTCGATAATAACCATCTGTTACTGTTCCTGCACCGGTGATTTGAACAACGTCACCAATGTTTGTAGAAATTCCTGATGTTGAGACTGTGTAAAGAGCACCACTTCCAGCACCAATTTTACTTTGATCAAAATATAGAGATCCAGCAGTATAACCAGATCCAGGTGCCATAATTTCAACAGAAGTTACAATTCCACTACTCACAATTACTTTTGAAGTTGCACCACTCCATGAACCTGTTTGAGATCCATTAAGAAGTTTAACATTATAATATGTTCCATTTGTATAAGATGTTCCACCATTTGAAATTGAACCAGTTACAATTCCTGAAAGACCATGAAATCTTGCAAAAGTTAATGTTGCAATTCCAGAACTTGATTCAACAGAAGAAATTGTAAGAGCAACTCCAACATTTTTAAGAGAGAGATCTGTTGTTTCACGTGTAATACTTTTCTTTAGATCATTTGTCTCAACCGCACCAATTGGAGCACGTTTTGCAAATGTTTTTGCTGCTTGAGGGTTATCATTTACATTATCTCTATCTAATTGAGGATATAAATCGACAGGTAATTGTCCATACTTAAGATTTGTAAAAAGATTTGCACTAATTGCATTACTTGAGTTTAAAACATATAAGTGATAAATTCCATCTTGTTGATTGAAAATATATGGAGAAATAATTTCATTTCTGTAAACAAATAAATTACTTTGCCAATCATTCCTTTCAAATCTTGGTAGATTTTGATCTCTAGTTGATGTTGTATCTGTAAATGTTCCAGCAGATTGTGTTACGCCCGTAATTGTATTTGTTGTTGTATATCTAAAGGTATATGCATCAATAATATTAGATACAATGAATCTACCATTGTATCCAGAATCAAATCTTCCCGTAGAATTTGTTGAACTTTTAACATTTCTAATTGTTACTACTTCACCAACTTGAACATTATGTGGAAGTTCAGTTAATACCGTAACTACATTTGAACTTTCTGAACAAGATGCAATCAATCTTGGATTTTTTAAATATGCATAATCAGTGCTTGCAATGCTAGTTCTTGTAAAATCAGTGTCAGTTCTAACACCTGTAGTGCTGGATTCTTGAAGAATAAATCCCGTTTCTGGATCTTTTGCGTTTGCAAATTCTTTTGGAATAACAACTCTCAACTTATAAATTTTTTCGTCTAAACTTCTTTCATCAGAAATACGCTTCACATAAGCAAGATCTGTTGTTGGACCAAAAGTTATCGTTCCACCAATACTCAATGCATTATAAATTTCATTGTTTTGATTAACGTGAATAAACCAGTTATTATTTTGACTATCAAATTGAATAGGTGATCCAAGTTCTCCAGATTCCCTGTCAGAAACTCTACTTAAAATGTGAAGATTTGTACCACCTACAACTTGAATTGGTTTGTTTTGAAGAGCATTTGTATACGATGCTGCAAGTTTTACTGTATTATTATCTCCAGGATTAATTGCATAGTAAATTTGATGAGGATCAATATTTTCTGGCAAATCTCCATCATCACTTATGATTATGATCTTTTCACCCGTTAACAGATTGTTAGATCCAATTGTAAATGATGTCGTAAATCCAGTTGGAGGTGTAGTGGTTGCATCATAAAATTTAACAGAACTTGTTGTTCCTAATGCAGTTGTAAGTCCAGAAGAACTAATTGCATTATTACACATGTAAATATTTGCTTCACTAGTTCCAGTTCCCAAAGGAACGTATAACTTATCATTTAATTTTGCACCGATTCGATATCCTTGTGTAAGAGATGATGGGGCAACATTAATTGAGTTAAATCCAAAAAGATAAAGGTGACTTGAGATACCAACTTGAGTTGTAAGTCCTACGTTTAAAGATAACCACTCAATGTTATCTTCAACAGAAGAAACTGATCTTGGTGTGACTATAGAGGTAATAAAAGCTTTATTATCCTTATCAAATGCTTCTTTTTTAAATCCAGAAGAATTTAATGAAATTTGACCAAAGTTTGAGTTTGAGTTTGTAATTGATGCATCACCACCAGTTTCTGCATCAAAATGCTTATTAAATCCAATTGCAAATACAGAAACAATTTGAATGAAAGCATCATTTGTAATTTTAATATGACTTGTTTCCCATCCTTGACGATAGATAGCGTCTGGATCTAAATGATAAACTCTATTTGTATCTGTTTGAGATGCTCCATTTGGAAGATCTCCACCAGAAACAGTAGTGTAATCAATTTTTTCATAAGATCTAGAAGATTTATTATATTTTGCAAAGGCACGATCATCCTTTTGAAGAGATACTGCAGTAAATTGTGCAACAACGGTGCTTCTAAATCCTGATGCTTTGCTACCATCAGCATGAAGACCATTCATACCCCAGACAGAGCGTAATGAACAGTTAAAAATGTAAGGGGATGCGCCAGATACAGTATCAGTCTCAACTGTTACTGTCGCTCCGGCAGCACTTGGACTTGGAATTGTAGGAACTGTTGAAAGAAGGTAAGTAAATGATGTTGAACTTAAAACAGATTGAACAGTTGTTGAAACATTATAAACCCCTACACCAACTCCTTTAACTTTAATTGGAGTACCTACGTTTAAACCATGCTCTGTTGTGGTTGTAACTGTAACACGTGCGTCTGCAACACTGCCATTACCAGAAAATATTGAAGCAATTGTAATTGGATCTGAAGCAAAAGCACCGACAATTTGAAACTCTGGATCTCTCTTTGCAAAACCAAGAGGATTCGTTGGATATTTATCTTCTGCTTTAATTTCACGATATGCATTATAAGCATTTGAGACTTTGCTATAATACATATCAAGATCGGTGAGACCTGTTGCAGTTCCACCAGCACCACCAATAGGCAATGTAATATTATTTACACCATCACAAAATTCAAAACAAGTTACTTTATGGTGTGAAAAATTAGGTGTTGAGCGATAGATTGATGAAAAATCATCTGGATTTGTATATACCGTGCTACTTGCATCTGCATCAAAAATAGAAAATTGCCAAAAATAACAAGCACCAGTAATTCTAAAAATTGCAGATTTAGATACAGTATCATCTGTTGGATTTGGAACATATTTTGGACGAATTTTGGTCTTTCTTAAATCAAGACCAACAATAGAAGTTCCTCTTGGAACAACAACACCACCATACCAACTATTAAACTTATAAAGAATATTATCTTCTTGTGCAAGATCAAAGTTTGAATTTAATCCAAGTGAAAAAACATTTGTAGCAGTATCTTGACCACCAGATCGATTGACTGCTTTTGCTCCACTGTTATTATAAACTGCATATCCAGGTCTATTATCAATTAAATGCTCACCGGGAAATAGTAAAATTGTGGTTTTTTCTACTAAATCATTATTATCTCCAGCAATATATGAGAATCTTGCCGCTTCTAATAATGCTCTTTGTATTGTTTTGAAAGGGCGAGCAAGAGAATTACCTTGATTCTCAATACTATCAGTTGAATCAAGATCATTTGGATTGACGTAAAGAATACGACCTTCTGTATTCTTGATAAAATTGTCAAGTTTATTCAGACCCATTTTTATTGATTTTAACTCTTATTATCTTCTATTTAGTTAGTCAAATCTTCCTCATCATACTCATATTCTATCTCTTCTGGCATATCTTCAGGATTTTCTAACTCAACTGGAAAGAGACAGGGGTGTGCCTCCTCATCAATCAAGTAGAAAGAACTTCTATATAAATCGTCTGGTTCAAATGTGCGATTCTTATCTGCTTCTCTGCACAAATCTTGATCGTATAAGTGTCCCTCTGGCAACTCATCGAAGGTAAATGGAACAGAGTTGATAAAATACATCTTCACAATCATACTGCCGTCATTGTACCAGCAGTATGCAGAATCTATACGATAAGACATAGGGGTTTTCCCATATCTTATATTTATTTTTAGTAGGAGCGGCGAGACTTGAACTCGCATAGCCGAAGCCGACGGATTTTCTTACCACTACGACTTTCGCCGCCTCATAGAGTTTGTGGTCTGGACTATACCTTCACCATATCTTGTGATTTAGGTGCTCCCCGTCTAGTCTCTACACCTTCATCTTTCGATGCTTGGCTCGGTATTGCCATTTTACAGGTTTCACCGAATTTGAGGAGTTACACTCATGAGGTTTCCCAAATGAGGCTCAATTTTACATAAGTCCGTTGTGTCTACCAATTCCACCACGCTCCCGTGATGTGAGACCATTATAACTCAAAGAGTTGTAGTGGTCAAGTGCAGGTTGTGGGGATCGAACCCACCTTAGCCGAATTATGAGTTCGGTGCTTTCAACCAGAGAGCTAAACCTGCACGATGGGAACAGCGGGAGTTGAACCCGCGCTAAGCACTTATAAGGTGCCCGCTCTAACCATTAAGCTATGCTCCCATAAAAAACTCAGAGTATCACTGAGCTTCGTTGTTTAATTCAGTGTGTATTCGTATCAGATCGTCGTCTGCGGGCATCATTACTGCTGCCTTTCCATTCTCATCCACAATACCTAAAGTTTCTCCATTTTCAACTCGTCCCATCAGTTCATCAAACCTCTCTTGAAACTCTTCCACTGTGAAAATTTCCATTTCCGATATTTATATTATAGCATCACTCGCCATAAACTGCAAGGTCTGCGTATTCAATTTGATCGGGTTCAAGATTAGCAGTGACAACTTCAAGGACGTTCATAAACTCTTGAACAGTATCACATTCTACCAGACGCTCGTTGCCTTGATCACTCAGGAGCAAGAAGGTACGACTGCATACATCAATTACAATGCCCTGTACGGTCTCTTGTGCAGTGCTCATGGGGTGTTCCGTTGATTACCCCCATATTATAGGGGGTCTTGGTGCTGGTGTCAAGAGGTCTTTAAGAGTAATTTTTAATTACACCAATGGACCCAACGATTCTTGTGTTTTCTTCTTGAAGATCTTTAATTGTAAAATTCTGCCCATATCTCTCAAACTCATATTCTCTTCTTTCAGTTTTAATTTGATTTGAGCTAGTAATTAAACTTGTTAGTTCACTTCTTAAAGATACAATTTGCGATTGCTTTGATGTTATAGATGATGCGTGTGAGACGCAAACTGAAGATGTACAAGGTATTCTGTAACAAGAAGACAAGTTACCATATAAACTTCCGATTCCAGACTGTGTAGAATCATTTTGTGTGTAAACTAACCACGTACCTATACCTACATTTGATGTGACCAAAAATGTGCTAGTACTATCAAAAGGATCTTCACCGTTATAAGTTGGTGAGGACATATTTTCACTATAAACTCTTACAACATCAGGAAAAACAGTTGAAACGCCAACAGTTGTTCCACACCCAACAGCATATGCATTTTGTGAAAGAGATACTATTTCCGTTTGAAGAACAACTATTGATGCTGCAATAGAAACTATCTTTTTATCAATGTTTGTACAAGGGGGTGAAAATGATTCGATGCTTTCTTGCGATTCTCCTTTACTCTCATTGAGGAAAGAGATTGCATCCGTATTTGCAGATAATTTTTCACTTAATATTTCACTTAGAAATTTCATTTATTTTCTCCTTCAGTTCTTCAATTTGTTTTTGTTGTTCTTTAATTGCTTCAATTAAAAGACCGACAATGTTTCCATATTGGACACCTTTGTATCCATCAGGATTTTCTCCAACAACTTCTGGTATGATTTGTTCAACTTCTTGTGCAATAACTCCAATTTGTGGTTGTTTAGTTTCTTTAAAGTCAAAAGATACTCCACGAAGAGCAGAAACTTTATCTAGTGCATTTTCAATTGTATGAACATTTTCTTTGAGTCGTATGTCGGAAGTTGGGAGTTTCTTACCTAATGCAAGTTCTGCTTCTAGATCCTTACCATTAATTCTAACCTTTCCAAAAAAATTAGTTCTACCAATAACGGTTAATCTTCCAGATATGTAACTTAGTCCAAATAGATAAACTCCAGAAAAATTCAGAATTTTTCCCCTAGTTCCTATAATATTTGGAGGTGCTTTTAAATTAAATGGATTTTTAAGCATCCATAAATTTCCACAAACAGCTTGCTCACCAAGAATTAAAGAATTACTTTGTCCTATTAACTGCCCAGTGACTTTTACATTTTGATTAAAAGTGCTATTATCGTGATAAAATTTTTCTTTACCTTTTTCAGGAAGAGTTGGAAATCCAATTAAACTGAATAAAGTATTTACTACTGACATTAACCTACTCCTACAATTGCTTTAATTGCGCCAATTACATTTAATCCACCAACAAACACATCAGTAATATATTCATTTCCTACAGGTGAGAGTGAGAATGCTCTCTTTCCAAAAGAGTCAAGAATAGCATTACCAGTCAGTGCTACTTGATCTATTTTGTTTGCTTTCATAATAATGCGACCAGATCCTGATATTGCATTAATATTTCTACCCGCTTTTAAATCTAAATCTTCTACTGCCTCAATCATAATAGTTTTTCCTTTGATCTTCACTGTACCATTACTCATTGCAGTGATACAAATATCTCCACCCATTCCAGTGAGACAAATATCAACATTTCCCTCAGATCCTGTATTTCCAGCGACGATTTCAATTCCTTTATCATTTAAAATCTTATAAGACCCTGTTTCAGTAAAAGTCTGCAAATGAACATCATTATCATTTGTATAAGCATACATGTGATAAACAGATGTTCCATCCATTCCCATTAAGGGATCATTTGTAGTAATTCTAAATTTTGGTCCTACACTAATATAATCTCTTGCTTCGTAATTTCTATGAGTCATTTTATGTTGGACAATCTATTGATGTTTGAATACCTACTTTATCTCTAATTGTTTGTTGAGATATTGTACCAAGAATTGGTTTCAAGATAGCACCAAATCCAGTGTCTGAGTTAACTGTAATTACAGGAATATCAGAAACCTCCAAAATATTTAGAGGTGTTGCCGAAAGTATTCTACCATTATCAACTGTTAAACTATAAGTATTTCCAAGATTATCGGTTGCAGTATCATTGTTAGAGTATTCTAATCCAGCAGTTTGTACTATAACATCAGTAACACCATAAGCATCTTGATTTTGCACTAATGGATATCCTTCACCAGAAGATAGCATATAAATTGCAGTTACTTCTCCAGCATCATTGATTACTGCTCTACCTTTTGCACCATATCCTAATCCACAACTATCACTAAATTCAACAAAGGGTGGAAACCGATATCCAGAACCAGGATTTGTAACTACAGATCCAATAATACTTGCAGTCTGTGTTACATTATTGATTGCATTTATGAGTGGATTTCTAGCACCAAGAATGGCAATTGCTGTTGCTCCAGATCCTCCTCCACCAAAAATGTTAATTGTAGGAGAACCACAAGTCGCTGGGAATGTTGGAATACACTCACCCAATCCGTTGACAGCATCCTGTAAGATATCGTTTGAGAATACATCTGCAATTCCTGCAACACCTTCAACTGCAGAAGTTACATCTCCAACAACACTACCAATAGTGTTTGCAATATCAAAAATACTATTAAATGATTCTAGAGGATCTATACTACTCTTTGGACCAACTCCAACTACCCATTCTTTAGTTCCATCACACTTATTATTGCTTTGATTACAGTCAAAGAGACCACCAGATCCACTAAATAAATCTTTTGCACTTTTAATAAAATCAACAACACTAAAAACACCACCCAATAAAGCAGAAATACCATCTAAAGCAGAAGATAATCCATCAGCAATCGCATCGGTAATTGTATTAATAAGAGATCCGATGAATTGCTCTGCTATACAAGTTACAAATCTTTCAACATTTTCGAGAAGTGATTCAAGTAACTGAATAATCAAATCTTTAAGACCCTCAACAATTGCATTTGCGACACAAGAAAGTGCTTCTTCTAGAACTTTAATCGGAATTACAAAAACTTCATTAGACTTATATCCTGCAGTATGTGCTGCTGCTGGACTACCAGTTGCAGCAAGAACTGACCCATAAACACTAATATACAGTGCTTGTAATGCTTTTGGAATAATTCCTGGATTTTTCTCATCACCAACTAGATACTCATAAATTATATTAAAAATTTCACCAACTAACCAGTTGACTGCACCTTTAATTACCTCAGCAGTATTTTGAATTGCCTGTTTAAAATCAGAAATTTTTCCTTGGGCATCTTGTATATCTTTAAGTAAATTATCAACTTCGGATTTTACTGTTTTAATTGTTGTATCTTCACAAGTATCGGCAAATACAACTTTTTTTCCAATACCACTATAAGCAGATATTTCTTTTAATCTTGCTGCTACTTCTGGAGGAACTGCTCTTGGACTTTTTTGAGATTGCTCTGTTGCTTCATTTGATTCATCAGATTCTATTCTACCAGTTCCTTTTGGACTTTTTACTCTAGATGTGTGTCCAGTAAAAGGAGTAAAAGGATTTTTATATTCGGCAGTTGACCAATCACTTGTATGACCAAGTGTTCCCATAATAACTGGGATTTGTGCATTATCACCATCCATGAAAAATCCAATGACCATATCGCCAGGTCTTATTTTTGGATTTACTGCATACTTTGCTGCACCACTTCCAGTAGTAGTTGGGAACATAACCTGCGCCCATGGAAGATCATCATTTGATAATTCAGAAACGTCTAAAGGATGGTATCCTATAATTCTAACTTTGTATCTGTATCCCCATCCACCACCATTTGCTTGCTCTTCCCACGATTCTACCGGTGCAATTTGACCTAACCACCAACGAAAACCGTCTCTACCAATAAAATGACTTTGAAGTAATGATTGATCTAACATTTACGTTTTTCTTGCCTCTACATTGACTCCAAATGTATCACGAATGAGTTTCATAGATGTATATGAATTCTCAACATCAAAATGATGACATAGTTCTTTAATCATATATAGACCACTTGTTTCAGGGTCAAATTCTTTTGCATTTGATTGAGTGATTTTTGGAAAGTTGCATTCAATGATATCACCAGCTTTTAGATTTGTATTTGACGGTACAACAATATTAACAACCTGAGTAAACAATGTGTTATATCTCATGAGTGATTGTGATTGATAATCTATTGGATCTGCATTTAGATTTTTAGATACATCTTTTTCCATTGTTCCAACATCTAAAATTCCAGTGATAATTCTAGTTGGAATATCTCCAAGAGTTTGACTTGAATTATTATCTAATCTTGGAAGATTAAATGATTTTCTTCCAAGATTACTTGTTTTTCGATCATAATTACTTTGTTTGAATACTTCTTTACCTGGAGATGTGATTGTTCCATTTAATGGATTAAAGAAAATTCTATAATTTGCATAAGTTCCTAAACGAAGTTTTTCAAGTAAATTTTGATTTTTATCAACATAGTAATTCAAAATTTTAAAATCATTATTTACTTTTTTATCATTCTCATCATAAGATGTTTGAGATTCTGTATAAGTATAAGTTGCTTTTGGACTTTGTTTCATTAGTTCATCAAGAGATCTAAATTGAAACCCATCTTGAGTTTGATAGAAGACAAAACCAGCAGTAGCACTTCCAGAACTTTCAGGAACTGCTTTTGATGCTAACCAAACTAAAACTGTAAATGGTTTTCTTAGATTGCCAATGAAACCATATTTGTTAGATGAAGGATTTATTGTTCCTAATTTATTTGTTTTTAATGTATCCCTTAAAATTGCCGATACAGAATCACTAATTCTTAAAGAAGTTGGAAATTTTTTAGAAACTCTTACTGTTTCATTCGTGATTGCTTCTCTTGATACTAAATGCAAAGTAAATGTTTCTCTGTTTGTTTCAGATATTACATCAGTGATGCTTGAAACATAAAAATAGTCATCTGCTTTCTTAGAAAAATTTAATCCTGGATTTGTTGCTGAGTTGCCAGCGATATTTAAAGAAACCCTTTCTCCCCCACGAAGAGGAAGACCATTATAAATTGACTGCTTATCCCCACTTTTACCATCTGCTGGTGTGATAACATTTCCATTATCAATGACTTTAAGTTTTGCAGTGATTGTTGGTGAAAAAATATCTTCATAATACTCAAATAAAATAGCACCAGTTATTAGATCAATCGTTCTTGATCCGTCATTTGATTCTAAAATAAGTTCATTGTATAAGGACTTTTTAATTGACATTATAGATACGCCAGATCGAGCAAGAGTTTGTTCTTAATAAAATTATTTAACAGTTTAAATTCGGTGATTGTTGGAGTAACTGTAGGTTGTTGAGATGGGTATGATACTTGTGGTGCTTGTGCCTGTGGTTGTGTATCATCAATGAATATTATTTGTGATCCTTTTCTTTCGGGAGTCATTGCCGCTGGTTGTCCCATTCGTGAAGATGGGAAAGAAATTTGTGCGGGTGGAGTACTAGGTTGTGATGTTATTGCTCCAGGTTTAGCATATTTTAAAGGGTGTCTTTTTAACCAGGATCCTGGATCTTCAAAAGAAGTAAACTGCCCATTACTTTGTGGAGGATTATTTGAGATTTCCCAGTGTAAATGTGGTCCAGTTGATTCACCTGTGCTTCCAACATAACCCATCAAAGTTCCCTGATTAATAACTTGTCCAACACTTACAGAAGGACGATTTCTCATATGACCAAAGAAATGATATGCACCATACATATCATCTTGCCAAACAACCCAGTTTCCGTAACCAGCAGAAGATGCAGTTCCATCTATACCAATATGAGTTACTTTTCCAGGAAAATATGCATATAAAGGAGTTCCACTAGCAGCAGCAATATCATATCCTTTATGTTGTTTTCCCCATCTCATTCCTTTTCCTGAGGTTATTGTTGCTCCAGAACCAGGTTTAAATGGACTATATGGAACACTTAAAGGTTTATTACCCATTGATGCACCACTTGTTCCAGTTACAGGTGTAAAACTTGTTGCTAAAGGAGTTTGTGGAGTAACCGATGGTTTTTGTGGTTGTCCTGATGAAGGTTTAAAGTTTTTAATAAATTGATTGTGTTTTCTTCTCCGTTCAGCATAAACTCCTTTAGATGGATTCTCCCATTGTATCATCCAGTCATCTGCCGCCTCTTCTGGAGTATTAAACTGTTTTCTTAAATATAATGGAGTATTTGGATCATTCTTTATTGCAAAATCAACTTGTCCTTTCCAATTAGTTTTATAATCAGGAACTGCTTTTAAAAATGCGTTTTTTCTTGACGGAAAAGAATATTGAAATAATCCAACACCAGATTTTGTCCCACCTTTTTCAGTAACTCCAATTTGAAATCCACTTTCTCCTTGTATATTTGCCAAAATACCAAGTGCATGAATATGGGGCACTCCCAACTGTCTTAAATATGAATAAACTGCCTGAGGACTTACTGTTCCACTACTAGCAGTATCTTCTTCAGGAAACATAGTATCAGGTCTTTCTTCATCAAGAGCAGGTGCTTGTTCTCCGGTTTCTACAGATTCATTAAGTGGTGTGGTAAAAAGTCTGAATGTTTCTGTAATTTCATCACCTAAACCTTGAACTGCAAGATTAAGTTCATCAAAAGATTGTGCAACACTTCCCTCACTAAACGAATTAAAATCAAGTGTAATAATTGCATTGAATGAATTCTCTAAAACAGATCCAAATGATTTGATAATATTTTGCATATTACCGACCATATTATACATCGTTCTACCAAATATCTGAATTCTAGTTACAAACTCTTGACCCATAAAAATCCAAGTCGGTAGATTTTCTACAATCCATCCAGCAGTTATAAATCCTAAAAATCCAACCAATCTCCCTAAAGGTCCCTTATCACTTCTCCCTGCAAAGGCAAGTCCTCTTGAAGGAGATGTTGATACTCTAGAAGATTCTAACTGATCCTCAATTTCTTGTCTTTTTGCTGCTTCTCTTCTTCTAGATTCAATAAGTTGAGTATTTGCAAATAATTCTCTTTTAACTCTAGTATTTGTCGCAATAATTTTAGAGATATTACTAACAGAATCATTAACAGAAGAAACACTTCTCTTTGTTTCAAACAAAGATTTAGAAATATTGGTAATATTAATTGATGATGTTCTAAGTGAATCTGATATTGATGCCATCTTATGTTACCACATTATAATTTAACTGAGAATATAAAACATAAAAATTATCAGGATTTGCAGAGTTAATCAAAGGAACATCAGATAATGCTCCACTTGTCAATGGAACATTTGCTTGTTGATTAGCATTATTTGATGATTTAATCATTGTTATTGATGGTTGTGGTTCTGGCAACTGACCAACCTGTGTTGGTGGTTTTGCAGGTGGTGTAACTTCTGCTGGAGATGCTACAACAGCATCTGGCAATCTCATTTCGGACCAATTGTATCCTTTAGATGCTGCCCAAGATTTTGCTTGTTGCTTTTCTTCTGGAGTCATTTTACTCCATGCATCTTCAATTCTCCCTCTTGCAAAGGGATTATTTCTATATTGCCATGCCTGTTCAAATTTTGAAACCATTTCTGGACTTGGAGCAGATGGCATCATGGTAGTTTGTGGTTGCACTGCAGCAGGAGCAGGTGCTGGTGCGGCCGCAGGTGCAGGTTCTGCTGCTGGTTTTGGAGATTCTTTTGGTTTTTCTTCTGCTGCTGGTTTTAGAGATTCTTTAGGTTTTTCTTCTGTTAAAATTCTAGTATTTGTTTCAGTTTTTCCAAAAAACTTATCATAAATTTCTTTTCCAAACTTTTGACCTGGACCATATGCAAGAGCACCAGAAATAAGTCCTGTTCCTGGAATAGGTATTAAAGATCCTAAACCAAAAGCGGCAGCAGAAGTAATCATACCGCTCGTGGCACCTGCAACTGCTCTGGCAGGATTTTCTCCTCCAGCAATGTCAAGTCCTGTCATCAATGCACCAATTGCAATATTACTTCTTACATTAAGACCACTACCAGGTTTTGGTCCAGCAGGTTTTGGTCCAGCAGGCTTTGGACCGCCAATACGAGGGAGTAATGCTGCTGCAATTGCTAAAGGTTTTGCAATTAATAATCTTGTTAATCCAAAAGCAATTCTACCAATTGTATTTTTAACAATCGAAAATCCTGCACGAATTGCTAGTAAACCACCACCAATGATTGCAAGATTTTTAATAATATTAAATTTAATATTATTAAAGAGACTTGTATTCTTATCTTCAGATGCTTGTATTGCTTGGACAACTTGATTTGTTAACCAACCACCAAATAAAATTCCAAGTGCAGCACCAATTCTACCAAAGACATCATCTACCTTTGGAGTTAATTTCTGAACTGGAGTAACAAGAGCATTTTGTATCTTTTGCTCTAATTCATTCTCTTTACCAATTCTAACTTGTTGTTCTGCTAATCTTCTTTCTTTCTCTTGTTCTGCTCTTGTTCTAGATATTTCTTCAGCATTATCTTGTTGGAGAAGTGTTGCAATGCTTGCAAGACCTGTTCCTAACTTACCAATATCAGATCTTAATGCTTGAATATTAGAATTAAATCCTAAGAGTGCTTGCTCTTGAGACTGAATCACTCTAACATTCTGGTTATCAATTTCTCTTTTTCTATTTTCAGATTCTATTAATTGATTTCTGAAAACAGATTGATCAATTATTGATTTCTTTAAAAGTGCATTTCTAACTTCTTGAGACAGAGGAGATCCCGTGCCTGGATCTATTCCAGATCTACCAACTTTTTCGGGATCTAACTCAGCCATTTGTGTTGTTCTTTAAGTTTTCTTCTTCAATATATTGTTTGAGAAGAGCAATATAAACTTCCCTTTCCCAAGGTATAAGATTTTCTATTTCTGTCAATGAATATTTATGGTGTTGAACAAGAGAAAAGTTAGTTTTATAATATGACTCAAGATTTTCATGAGCCATTCCTAAGCGAAAAAACTTGATAACCCTTCCAGTAATACTTCACTCTCAACTCCAGTATTTGGATTCTTGACTTTAAGTGTATGAGAAAGTTTAGGCATCGTTGCAAAAAACTTTTCAACTTCTTTGAATTGCTTTGAACTTAACTGATCAATAAATTCAGAAAGTTCTTTTGCTGTGCAATCAGATGCTGACCAAGATTCTTCTTCATTATAAACTTGTTCCACACAAGACATAATCAAATCAAAAGTATCATCAACACTCATGTTAAAGTCATTTCCAAAGTTTGTTTTGATAAACTCTTTCATTGATGGATACTTCATTCTAAGAGTTAGATTAGAATCTAATTTAATATCTCTAGAATGTTCTTCATTTACACTAATTTTAATATCATCAAGATTAATGCTGATTGGAACTTGTGTTTGACCATCATCAGGACAAGTAATTAAAACATCAACATTTTCACCAACAGACTTTCCACGAATATTAAGAAACAAATATTCAATATCAAAGGTTGCAAGTTGATCAACCTTAATTCCTTTTGTTAAAATACAATTGCTAATGACATTTTTAACAGCATCAGCAATTTGTTTTGAGTCTTCACTCTCCATTGCAATAATCAAGATCTTTTCTTCTTTTACAAGAAAAGGGCGATATTTGATTTCTTTTTTAAGAGATGGAATTTCTAAACTATAAGACGGAGTTACAACAGTGGGTAATGGCATATTCACCTACAAATCAGATAAAATTATTTATCTATACTTTTGCAGATCCGTCCCGTAAAGAGACTCATATAAAGTTTGACCAGCAGGTAACAATTCTACACCATTTGAAGGAATAGATCCAGGAGATCTTGGAACTAATCTTGGTTTTGGATCTCTTTGTGGTTGTTGTGGAGGTTGCCCGACTTCGTTATTATTATCAATATTCTCAAAAATATCTTTACTATAAGATTTACCAACTACATAACGCTCAATTTTAAATGTTGCTTGCATAGACATCACGTTTGATTGTGAGTATGAAACTGGAATTGATGCAATATTATAAGGATACAAACCGATAAAAGTATATTCCAATTCTCTCTTATAATCACGATCAAATTTAATAATACGAGTGCGATTTGATTTGTAATATTCCGGATACTGCATTCTAGTAAAATATCCTTGATCAACATTATTATTGATTGGATTTAATTGACTATCAATTGGATTAGTAGATCCACTTGCGATGAATTCCATCCAATGTTCAAGAAACTTCAAGGTTTTATAATTTTTATCGACATAAAATTCTAGACTAATATCTTGATAGACTCTACGATGAGCAAAATTTTCTGTGATTCCAATATAGTTTCCAGAAACTTCTGCTACTGAAAGTTGTGTTGTTGGAAGAGCAGCATTATTACATAAAAGTCCAACATCTTCTGCAATGAATCGACGATCAATTCCTTTTCTACTTAGATAAGATAATAATTGTGGAGGAAGACCACCAAACTTTACTTCATAATGAGAAGTTTGAGCAAGGTTAGTGAATAATGGTTTTATATCCGATATTCTACGGGGTCTAACTGCCACTCTAAATACCTTATATGAGTCTTATAGTATAAGTATTTAGATGTCATACAAAGGAAAATATAAACCATCATTTCCAGATAAGTATCGTGGAGATGTTACAAATATCATATATCGTTCTTTATGGGAAAGAAAATTTTGCACTTATTGCGATCTAAATGAAAATATAATTGAATGGCAATCTGAAGAAAAAGCGATTCCCTACCGTTCTCCAGTGGACGGGAAGATACATCGTTACTTTCCAGATTTTCTTATTAAAGTCAAAGAATCGAATGGGTCAATCAAAAAATATATGATTGAGATTAAACCATCAAAGCAAACGGTTCCTCCTATCAAACCTCAAAGACAAACGAAGAGATATATCAGTGAGGTTTATGAGTATGCTAAAAATCAATCAAAGTGGGAAGCAGCAAAAGAATGGTGTGCTGATCGTGGATATGAGTTCAAAATCATCACAGAACACGAACTAGGTATCAAGTAATGGCACTCACAGGATACGAAAAACCATTAGATCAATATAACCAAAAAGAATTAGTAGAAATTGCTAAAGAATATAATCCTTATTATCAGACAGCAAGTGGAAAGGGAAAACTTGCAGGATATGAAAGATTAACTAAGCAACAACTGATTAATATTATTAAAGTTGATATTGATTATATTGAAGCAAATCCAAAACTTCCTAGAAGAGTTAAAGGTCCCACTTATAGTAAAAGTAAATCAAAAAGTCTTACTGAGTTAAAAGAATCTTTATTAGGAGTAGAAACCCCCGATGAGCTCATGAATGAAATATTATCCAGACTTAGTGGAAGTGAAACACCTCTTCCACCTGCTCCTGGAAGATATTATACTTATGTTTATTATGCTAAAACTCCAAGAATTCTTTATGATCGATACCCATTAATTATTGTTGATAGTTTATTACCAAAAGGATTTAGAGGTTTTAATTTTCATCTTGGAAAATATAGACAATACAATACTCAAGATGGAGATCGATTAGTTAGCGGATTATATGAATTGAGCAGAGATGAATTTTCAATTTTACTAAGAATTCCCTACGGAAAAATAATTCAAAACTAACAATAAATAGTTAGAAAAAATAAATGGCAGATTACTTCCGATATCCGATTAAAAATATTGGAAATCAAGACGACTATTTTAAGATTCAGGTGATTGAATATAAAGCACCTGGTCTTAATTTAACGGGTGGTTTTGCATTAAGAACAACAGAAGAAGCATTAAATCAATCTGGAAATATCAAAAATTCTCTGGCAACAATTATACTTCCAATGCCAGCAAATATTCAAGACAATAATGCTGCAGATTGGACATCTGGAACTATGAATCCAGTTCAAGCAACTCTTGCTGCAGGTGGAAATAGTGCTATATTAAGTTCCAATCTTGTAGGATCGGTTGGGGAATCAATTACAAAAGCATTTGGAAATATTACTGAAGCCATAAAATCTGGAGAAGGTCAAAAAGCAACTGCAGCAGGTGCAGCAGGTGCAGCAATGGCGGCAGCATTAGGTCAAGGAGATATTAATTCAATTATTTCCAGAGCAACTGGACAAATTTTTAATCAAAACGTTGAACTACTATTTAATGGTGTAACTCTTCGCCCAGCATATCAATTTTCTTTTGATATGGTCCCAAGATCTCAAAAAGAGTCTGAAATGATTAAAAATATTATTAGAATATTCAAAAAGAATATGACTCCTCGAAAAGGGACACCAGACCAAAATGGTGGTGGTTTATTTGTTAAAGCACCAAATGTATTTAAGTTAGAATATATGAGTGGTGGAAAGCAGCATCCATTCTTACATCGTTTTAAACCATGTGCTTTAACACAAATAAGTATTAATTATAATGGTTCTTCACAATATGCAACATATGCTGATGCAACTCCTGTTCATATGCAAATGACGTTACAATTCCAAGAACTGTCTCCAATTTACAATGAAGATTACAAAGAAACCGATATTGGAGTTGGTTACTAATGTCTTATTTTAGAACACTACCAAACTTAGAATATCAATCATTCTTATCAGATAAGACTTCTGTTGATGAGTATTTAACTGTAAAAAACTTATTCCGTAGAGTCAAACTTCGTGATGACTTACAAAATGTTTTTACAGTTTTTGACAAATATCAAATCATTGATGGTGCTCGACCAGATACTATTGCGGAAGAACTTTATGGTAGTTCGCAATATGATTGGGTTATTTTAATTACTGCAGGAATTACTAGAGTTAGAGATCAATGGCCGCTGTCTGATGCACAAGTTTATGATTATGCAGAGTCAATTTATGGTGCAGATTTAAATTCAATTCATCATTATGAAACAACGGAAGTCAAAGATTCTGAAGATCGTTTAATTCTTCCAGCAGGTAAAGTTGTTGATGTTGACTTTACAATTCCAAAACCAGGAGATCCAACTGCATCTTTAAATCCAGTTGTTGGTATTTCAAACTATGAGTATGAAGTTCTAAAAAACAATGACAAAAGAACCATTTATGTTCTCAAACCAGTTTATTTGCAACAAGTTTTAAATGATGTAAGAAAGGAGATGACTTATGATCAATCATCTCAGTATGTTAATGATAAAGTAATTAGAACTGAGAACACAAGAGCGTCAAGTCCACAATAATTTTAATTTCTTATCAAAAACCATCACATATCGGTGTTTGCGGGAGCGTTCTTTCCATTCTCCTGCAGCACCTTTAACTTTGCCTCTAGAGTGTTTAGTTCCGTCTGCATAATAGAAATCTTTCTTTGGATCTGAAAGTCCGCAATATTTAAAATTACAAGCGCGATAGATTGTACCATTGTGGAAATCACTATCAGCGTAAGAGATGATTGCTTTAACTTCAGTATCCTTCCGTAACTGTCTAATCGATCTTGAAACAAACCAAGAAGTGATATTATGCTCGGTTCCTTGTGTTTCGGGGTGTATGCAAAGACGGGAAAGTTCAAAGAGTCCTTCTTGTTCATTCCGTTCTAATCCAAATGCTCCTTTTGCAATTTCAGGTACAGGAAGTCCAGTAAAGATACAGACTCCCTGAATACCACCAATATTCAACGGGCAAAAGTCATTGCCCTTATAAAGACCGTAGTTGTAACCTGACTTAAAGGATTTGGAAAAGTCCTTAAGATAATGAAACCGCAGAAGTAACTCTGCGGCTTCGGATTTACTTACACGGTCAATGTAGTAATCTGTTTTCAATCTTCGGCAAGACGGGCGAAATACGACAACGCATCATCATCGTCATCCTCCACAGGTGCCGCAGCACGGCGAGTAGGTTGAAGATTGTTGAGTTCACTGCGAAGATCTTCATCAAGGTCTTTCACAGGACCACGAGTATTATCCTCATCAAACTCTTCAGGGTCCTGATAGCGAGGAGTGCCTTTGGTGCCAAGCACATAGTCCAGACGCTTCTTCAAATCATCATAAGACTTGAACTGATCGGCAGCAACGAGTTCAGCAAGCGAATACTGCTTTTTCCAGATTGCTTCCATTGCGTCATCGTCGTCCAGAAGAGGGGCAGATGCAGCAAACTCAGAGGAGTCATAGTTACGATAACCAGCAACGTTCTTTGCCTTCAGTTTGAAGTTGGCACCTTGCCAGAAGTCAAATGGATCAATTGCTTCCTCATCTTCAAACTCAGGTTGCATTGCAGCGGTAAGTTTATCAAAGATCTTCTTACCATACTTGAACAGGAAGACCTTACCTTCGTTGGCGGGGTTCGCAGGGTCCTTCACCACGTAGATGTTGGAGATATAAGTCAGTTTACGCTTTTGCTTACGTGCCAGTTCTTTACCAGCATCAGTGCCGTTGTTCCACAGTTCGGAGTTCAGTTCGGACACAGGATCCTTCTGATTCAAAGTGGTGAGACTGTTTTCAATATACCAACCACCAGAACCCTGAAATGCGTGACTGTAGAGTTTCACGAACGGCAGGTCTTCACCGTTAGGAGCAGGGAGGAAACGGATCACGGCATAACCATTATTTGCTTTGTCGCATTCTAATTTCCAGAAGCGTTCATCACTAGAACCGCTACTAGTATTCATTTTTTCTACTTCTTTGACCAATTTGGCAGTAAGATTGCCCAGCTTGGACTGTTTTTTAAGGTCGGAAAACGACATTTGGATTACCTCGGATAGTTTGGATTCGGGGGATTTACTTAGATAGTATAGCGAAGATTGAATCACCTGTCAATATATTGCTTGAGTGATTCAATGGTCTTGTTCATACTACTGAATAAAACTTGCATATCAGTCTCTGGTGGGAAACCCATCAAGGCAACTGACTTGCGTAGGTTCTCTTTCATTTCAACCGCTTGAGGGTCGTCTGAAAGGGACAACCTAGTATACATCACTCTCTGCTTTTCTAGCAAGAGCTCAAGTTTCTCAATGTGCTCCAATTTGGTCTCACGGGACATTCCACCGAAAGTTAAAATACTTCCGTAGATTTCTTCTTGTAACTTGTTAATTTCTTTCAGTTCTTCCTGAATAATATCAGAATCGAAAAAGCTACTCATCTATAATGTCCCTTAAAATTTTCTTGTAATTGAACACGTCAATATTTAGAAATGGTTTATACTTTGAAATTTTCAAACTGACGGTTTCCCACACTGGGTCCAGGAGTTGCTTATCAAAGGTCTTCCCGAACAGGAATATTCTATCCCATATAGTAAAGGTTTCTATACTAATCTTCCCGCTCAGGAACTTTTTTAGAATGACTGGATGTTGCTTTGAAGCATCAAGAACCTGCTTTAAGTTGCTTTCAGACAACATATCTTCCGATTCTTGCTTGAAGATATAAGACAAACTTTGCTGGCGTCTCATCCAGTCAGCATAAGTTCTCTCACCCGAATTGATGATCTCACCGATCCAGAGATTACCAGGCGTGTCTGATGCTACAAAGTTTGATACTAGAAAATCTACAATTTCCTTGTCCGAAAATTTGCGACTCGTGCGTTCGAAGAAATACTTATCTTTGCGTCGATTAAAGGACGTTATACTCGCACGAGTCTTCGCACCGTACTTAAAGAAGTCGTATTTTGGATTTGTAAAATGATTTTTGAGTGACAGATAATGTTGATAAGTTTCAAAGGGTGTCACGGTCATAGAGGCAGTTTTGCTTTCGAAGTTCGCTTCATAAAGTTCAAACGGGTTGCATCCCATTTGAGTCGCTCTTTCAGAGGTTTTGAAATGAGTTTTGTTACTGATTCTACTTCAAGACTATTGATTTCACAATAGTGAACGATTGCGTCAATATAGTTGAAGTTTTCTTCTGCAACAATCTTTTCAATCTCAAGAGCAAACTTAGAAGGAGTTAAAAACTTATTTTCGATTGCCTGTTCCAGTTCTTTATTTGGTTCCATAGAGTTCCAGTTTATCTCTAACAAACTTTCTAATGTATTCTGTGAGAAGTTTGATGTACTTTGATTTGTTTCTTTCTTCATAAACGACGCATTCTCCATTTTCACAAGCCATAATGATTACAAGTTTTTTGACTGAAATACCAGTCAGTTCGTATAGCATACATCCGTAAGCCATACATTGAACAAAGTAGTGTTCGATCCACTCTCGTGGTTTTGGTTTTTTAGAAGTTTTAAAGTCAATTATTGCTAACTCGCCGTCATATTCAGCGATACAATCAACTGTCCCAGCAATACCTAATTGCTTACTATATAGGGACCCTTCTAGGGCGTAAATATTATTTATGCGATTGAGTTCTGTTTTTGAGATTTTAAAGAGAAAGTCTGAAAGAGGTTGAACTGAGGGCAGGTCACGATTATAAAGATAGTTCTCTACAAGCGTGTGCATATCAGTTCCACGACTCGTTGCCGCTTTCGTGACACGATCCGCTTCTTCATCTCCAACTTTCTTACGCCAATTAACAAAGATCTCCTTATTAAAATGACTGGTCACCGAAGTAATGGAGACCAGTCGGAGAAGTTCTTCTTCATCAGGAATTGAGTAGTATCTTACACCATCAATTGTCTCACGCTCCAACTTAGGGAGTTCAATATCAATATGTTTGAACATTAAAAACCAGCATCCAATTTAGCAATAATGTACTCTTTAACAAGTCCAGAACGAACAATGTCTTCTACACCAAATTCAATTATATCAAAAGATGGCATTTTACGCAAGACAGTCATAAAATCAACAATACCATTTCGTTCGTTAGTCTTCTGTAAGTCTGATTGAGAAGCATCACCACAGAAACAAATCTTGGTATTCTCACCAACACGAGTGATAATAGAATCCAATTCGTGAAAGTTTAGGTTTTGGAACTCATCCACAATAATGATAGCGTTATCAAGGGTCGTTCCACGCAAGAATGAGGTGCTCCAAAACTTAATGGTTTCTTGAGACTTTAAGTTACCATAAAGCATCTCAAAGTCAGCATCAGAAGGCATCTGGAACATATACTTCACCATATTCTTATAAGGAATCTGGTAAATATCTGCCTTATCATCGTGAGTTCCAGGCAGAAATCCAATCTCTCTGGTTGCAACAAGTGAACGAACAAGATAAATTCTTTCGTATGGTGTTCTTTCATCGAGAACATCTGCAAGGGCATTATAGAGTGTGATAAAGGTTTTACCTGTCCCAGCACATCCATAGGCAACAATATGTTTACCATCATTATAAGACTCAAACAAACGTTTTTGATTGTCTGTAAGGGGATCAATGTCAACTAAGTAATCAGCACTTAGAGGTTTTCTCCTCTTCATCTGCTTTGCAGTCAAACCAACTCCGATAGGTTGATCAACGTTGCCTCTTTTTCTTCTTGCCATTAGATTTTATTCAGATGTTTAAATTTTCTTTACTCTTGAGCCCGGAGCCTTGCTGGCTTTCGCAAGCACATCGTTCCATCCGGGGTTCCTTGCAACCAGTTTGTCCCGCCATTCCCCAATTTCACAGGCACTTGGTGCGGTTGATGGATCACTCCAGTCCCTAATCCAGTCAACATTATCCTTTGACCATTGATCCCAGTCGTGAATACTCATAACAACTTCTTTTTGTTCCCCAGTTTTTTTATTAATGATTGGGTATGTTGGCATTTTTTTTACTCTCAAAACTTGTATATAAAAAATTATTTATTGGTATTTCTTGTAAAGGTTCTTCCTCTCCTCCAACCTTGAGGTATTTCATTTTCCTTAAAAACATATCTACTTTCATTGCCATCAGTAATCCACATCATAACACTTTTCCCACTATTCCAAGATTTTTTACCATACCTATGATTTTTTTCACCAATTTGTCTCTCACTCAATTTTCTTTTAGTTTCTTCACTCCTTTTTGATCCATAGGATGGATGATCTTTACCAAACTTACCATACATATGATTTTTTTCACCTTTTTGGCGGTCACTAAACATTTGTAAAACATCTTTACTATGTCTATATCCGTAGGCAGGATGTTTCTCTCCTATTTTACCATACATTGGGTTATTTTTTCCATTCAAACAATAGTAGAATTTAGTTGAAGTCTGTTTTGCTCTATTCGCAAAATGAGGATTTTTATCTACTTCATAAAAATTGTGAAGAATTATTTCTGCTTCAAGTGCTTCTTCTACACTATCAAAAGTTTCTAAAATAATCTTTTGAGATGGATTAAAGTTCTTATCGTGAAAACTTCCAAAGTAATTTACATCTTTTTCTGGAAGACAATCACATTCTCTTTTTCCAATATAACCCCTCCCATATTCCTCATAGGAATAATACACATAAAAATGTTTCATACTACTCTTAACTTGGTGACATAAGTATTTATAATAGAAAGGGGCATTTCTGCCCCCTTATTCTGCCTTAAATGTGTCACCAAGTTAAGGCACATTTATTTATGGACTCAGACGAGCACGATGCAGTCTTTTCTCTTCATAATACTTCCAAACATTTGGTGACCATTTTTGAAGAAGAGGGACAAATTGCTCACACAATGCTTGAATCTCTAATTGTGCATCCATTTTTGCTCGCAGATCCATAATATGAAGAACAGAACGTAAGTTAAAAGAAACCACAAAGTTCTGACGAATTGCTTGTGCAAGATAGTCCCTAATGTGCTCTTCGCACATTCCTTTTTCGTATTTTGTCGCATAACGCTTGCAACCTTCTACAATCCAGTTTAGTTCGTCTTGATAATCTTCTGCTGTCCAATCATACTTCTTACCATACCGATTAGTATAAAATCCAGGAGGACGCACAAAAAATACATCTTCTGGTTTAAGTTCACCGCTTGCAACTTTGATTACTCGCTTACCAGTGTAACGTTGAGATTGAACATCGAAAGTTACACCCACTCTATGAGTTCGTGCCTGCATCGCAACATTATGAACATACCCAGACACTGAAAAAGTAATAGAAGGGTGTTCTAGGGGGCCCCAGTGCCCTTTCTCATTGCTTAGTAGACGCTCTACAACCCATTCACCACATTCATTTGGACTAGGAATAGTTTGGTTGTGAATTGGAGTTTCAGAATAATCACATTTACCTGCCTGATAAATGACTTGTTCTGGAAGTGCATAGCATTGAAGAACTACTACTTCAAGATTTTTATCAAGTTCAAGAAGATCTTTTGCTTTAATAGGTTTCATTTCTTTCCAAATCCTTTTGATGTTTTTGCTTCCAGTTCTGCGAGTTCTTCTTTCAATGCTCGCAGTTGTTGTTTCATTTCTATAATTTTTTCAGCAGTGTAAAGATGCTCTTGTTTTGTAAGTTTCTCAAGCAACTTTACCAGTTCTTTTGCTCTATTAGTCATCTAAATCAGAGTCCTCAAAAATTTCGTCGTAATCTAAAATTGGTCGTTTTCTTACTTCTGGTTCTGTGTACTTATATGCAGATGTATCAGAATAAATTTCTGCCTTAAGAGAATCAACCAAGAGTTCAAGATTACGAACAATCAGTTTTAGTTTGTCTTTGTCCATAAGATATCATTCTCTCTCAAGATTTTAGCATAAAAAAAGGAGGGGATCAACCCTCCTTAATGTCATCGCATTGCCATTGCAAGTTGTGCTTTGTATTTACGATCTTCTTTTTTCTTTTGATCTTTAATAAGTTGAAGTACATTAATTTTCTTCATCACTTATGCCCCTCCTTTACAAACTTAACACCACGATAGGTTTCGTTGTATTGTTGGGGTTGCTGCATCATCTGTTGTTGATACTCAAGACGCTTTTGAGTATCATATTCAATGCCGCGATATACGACTTTAGACATTAGGTTTCTCCTTAGTTTTTTAGGTTAAAGAGCGTTCCTTCAGTCGGCGTTTGCGTTCGGTATTTGCGAATACCGAATGAACGACCTACTCTTTTTCCACCTACGAATAGAAGTATGACTAGTCCCATACATTTCACCAAGTTCTCTAATAGGTATATCTAAGATAGAAGGATTTTTATCTACGTCTTCCAAGAAAACTTTATATCCACCACCCCTTCTTCTATCATTTAGATATTTTTCAGGAGTGTTGATATAAGTAGATAAATCTCTCAGTCTACCTTTAACCCAACCATTAGGTATTTGGTTTTTATGGACTAGTTTTTCTTCTATTCCATTATTCACACGAACCATACCATAGGAGCATAGACCAACTTTTGTTGACTTCACCTTATTAGCGAAGTGTTGATTCTCATCAACAGAGAAGAACTCATGGAGTTTTATTTCTGCTAAGTGTGCATCTTCTCTAGTCTCGTGGATGGATAGGATAATTTTTTCAGTTGGACTGAAAGTTTCATCCGTATAACTCCCCATATAAAAATCCATAGAAGGTTCTACAGAAGAACCCCTAGAACCAATATATCCACGACCATAAGGTTCGTATGAGTAGTAGGTATAGAAAAACATAGGCATCCCGTTCCGCGTCGGCTTACTTCCGTCTGTTTCCAGATGAACGTAAGGTCATTATAGACCTTTTCAGATTATATAGCAATATTACTGTGTATAAAATGTTACACTTTTACAAATCTTAAGGGGGCAAAAAAATTGCCGGGATTTTTTCCCAGCATTTTGTAAATCACTTTCGCTTTTTCTTTTCGGGGGATTTGTAACCCCAGAGTTTTGGATTGACTCGTCCGTATCCAAAGTCAATACTCTTCAGATTGCCACGAAACTTATCCCAGTACATATCAAACAATTTAATTCTACTTCCTCTTGTAAGATCAAAACAGATCTTTTCATCTACAAAATACTTTATGATATAAGCATCATTTGGAGCTTCTTTAGTACAAACGTCAGTATATGAACCATTTTCAATCAGAATATCACAACCATAACGTGACTTACAAGTTTCTTTTTCTGCTGATGTCCAATGGTCCATATTATTTTCCGTATTTTGCTTTACTCCAATTACATCATGAACTTGACTCACGAACGACCTCCCCAGTGAATATCAGGATATGCCTCAGAGACAATTTCCTTTGTGAGTTTATATTTTTCTCCAAGTTTTTTATCCTTACATAAAATTAGGATTTCTGCTTCAAGAGGATGAAGTCCTTGAAGAATATTAATAAACATTGTTTCTCTACGAAGAGAACTCAGACTATCATTCCCACCTTTAATAAAATTATAAAATTTATCATATTCTTTACGAATTGAAGAAAATCCTTGATCTTGTGATCCAAGAGAATTACTTCCTACCTCTTGCATTTTAGTAACAGCATCTCCAATTTTTTCACTCATGGTGCCGCTAAATGAATTTTGTTCCCCAACACTTGCATAAGGAACGTCTCCAGGTGGAAGAATTGAAATAACACTTTCATCAAAATTCCAAATAAAAATCGCTTTCAATGAAAGATGTTCATATTTTTTTAGAACTTCAACTTTTTTTACATTTGATCTTTGTTTCGAAACAAGTTGAAGAACTTCAAATGCAAAAGGATTGGTTGGCAATTCTTTAATTTGGTCGTCTGTTGTTTTAACAGAAATAACTTTTGCTTTAGTCGATGCTTTTTTTTGTGTTGTCGTAGTCATAAAAATCCAGAATCTAAAATCATTTACAATATTTAGTTAATCTTCATCATCCTCATCTAAATCCTCATCAAGGAAATAATCAGGATTAAAACTTACTGCTAAAACTTCATCTGCAATTACATTTCCTTTGTCATCAAAAAATTCTGGATGAAGTTTAGGTGTATCTTGATAATTCATCATATATTCTCTTGCTACCCAACCAGTTATAAGTCCCACTATAAGAAACAGTATGGTTAGAAAGGAACCAAAGACTAAACTAACTGCTAACATTTTTCTTTCTCCGGGAAATTACTTTTCTTTTCCTTGCCTTAAAGGAAAACTCAAAATAGATAGTAACTTCCCGATTCAGAAAGCAAACTATCTTCTCAAAAATGATATGGAATGGTTGAGTTTGCTTTCGTTTGCCTCCATTAAGAATGAGTTCAACACCACGATTTCTGTGGTCAGAGTTATTTATGTTTTTATCAGACAATTTGTTTCTCTTTCAAAAACTTAACTGTATCAGTACATCCTCCTAGTTTTTTATCATCACAAATGACTTGAGGAAATGTGGAACTTTCTCCAAATTCTGCGTAAAATTCGTCTTTGGTAAAATGTTCTCCTAAATTATACACTACAAAGTTACTTCCTGTCAATTCTAATACTTGTTTAACTTTATAGCAATATGGGCAATTTTCTTTTGAGTATACAGTAAAATTCATAAGTAGCAAAAGATTTATAGTAATTTATAATAGAAAAAAAGGAGGGTAATACCCTCCTTATGAACCACCAACTCACCTCTCCCACCACAGAGAAGTGGTCTTCATTCCCAAAGTTACAAGGATTGTGAAGACTTGAATATTATAAAGGATTTTGAATCAGGTGTCAAGTTAAAGAGCATGAAGAGCAGCAGATGCTTCAGAAAGTTTTTCTGTGGCCGCGGTCTGTTTTTCCAATGCAGTTTCTTCATCACCAGAACTTCTTGCTGTTTCAGATTCTAAAAGAAGTGATATAGACTTCAAGTAAAAATTTGCAACTGAGTTATATTCTTCTTCAGTCAAAACTTGAACACTATTTTTTCCACAAGGACTTACAATCGTCGTTACTGCAGTTGAGTCTGGAACTTCAGAAAGACAAACATCTACACCTTCGGAATCTTTTAACCAAACTTTCACGTCCAGTCCAGCATATTCTTTATAAGGATGTCTCTTATAATTTGGTTCTGAAAGTTCACAACAAAAAGAATTATTGTTATCATCAACATAATAATGTTTGATATATTGCATTGTAATTTGAAAAATCTTTAATTATTTATGGCAATCCCATACTTTTGAGAGAGTTCCTTGTTTTGATCATCCATTGTAGGAAACCCTTTGACCTTTGCCCAGCAAACAATCGAATATCTTTTTCCTTTTGTGACTGGTTCGACTCCATGCTTATAATGATGATTAGATGGGAAGCAAACCATCATTCCTGGTTCTGGTCTCACACGAATCTTGAGATCTGGAAATATAAAATCGCCACCTTCAAAGTCATCGTTCAGATAAAAGACCATTGATAGATCTCGTTCGGTTGATTTCTTCCAAATCAGTTCACCATCAGGAGTCTGCCAAAGAGATTCACCATCAATATGTGGGCAGTAGTGACCTCCAATTCCATAGGACAAAATCTGAGGAACTTCACTTTCGCAGATTTCTACACCATAAAAAGGATTGACAACTTCTTTGACGACATTGTGCATCAACTCAATGATCTTTGGTTGAATCGGGCCCATCTCAATATGTTGTGTGTCACGAATGGTCTTATCGACTCTCCATTCCTTACCACCAGTCTCATTTGACTTATGTGGATCAAAGACTGCTAGATCAGTTGCTGTTGAAGACTTGATATGTTGAACTATTTCTTGAACACCATGTTCATTGATCACATTTGGTTTGATCAAAACATAAGATAAAGGATTTTCAATCATAAGTTTTTGAATATTATAACACTAATTATACGTTAAATGATGCAGGGTATGTCGGTTGTGGCAATGCGTTTGCTCTTGCGCTTGATGCTGCAAGAGACCTACGAGCAACACTTAATGCTGCACCAGGAACTGCTGCTGTTGTATCTGATGAATAAGTGACCTTATCCATTGTTGAGAATGTACCAGGACCACCACCACCAAAATAACCAGCAGTTGAGTTTCCTGATGCTGCCAGACGATAACGTGTTCCACTTAATGCGGCACCAGGAACTGCTGCTGTGGTGTCTGATGAATAAGTGACCTTATCCATTGTCGATGGTGCAGGAGAACCACCACCAAAGTATCCAGAAGATTGATTACCTGTTGCAGCAAGTTGAGAACGAGCAACACTTAATGCTGCACCAGGAACTGCTGCTGTTGTGTCTGATGAATAAGTGACCTTATCCATTAATGATGATGTAGGAAGACCACCACCAAAGTATCCAGCAGTTGAGTTTCCTGTTGCGGCAAGATAACGACGAGCAGCACTTAATGCGGCACCAGGAACTGCTGCTGTGGTGTCAGATGCATAAGTAACCTTATCCATTGTTGAGTAATTGGGTATAGGGAATGCTGATCCCACTCCACCACCGAAGTATCCTGCAGTTGAAGATCCTGTTGCAGCAAAACTAAAACGACCAACACTTAATGCTGCACCAGGAACTGCTGCTGTTGTATCAGTGGAATAAGTAACCTTATCCATTGTTGACTGGGGACCAGGAAAACCACCACCAAAGTATCCTGCGGTTAAGGATCCTGTTGCAGCAAGTCCATAACGTGCTGCACTTAATGCAGCACCAGTAACTGTTGCTGTTGTATCTGTTGAATAAGTAACTTTATCCATTGTTGATCTTGTACCACCAGGATTAAAACCACCACCAAAGTATCCAGTGTTCGGAGTCGGTGCGAATGATGGGGTCTCAAAGGTTGGTTGTGGCAATGCATTTGCTCTGGCACTTGATGCAGCAAGATCACTACGAGCAACACTTAATGATGCACTAGGAACTGCTGCTGTTGTATCATTAGAATAAGTGACCTTATCTATTCTTGAAAAAAGAGGAAGACCATAAGACGCTCCACCACCAAAATATCCTGCATTTGAGTTTCCTGTTGCAGCAACTTTACAACGATTGGTGCTCAAAAATGCACCAGGAACTGCTGCTGTAGTATCAGTCGCATAAGTGACCTTATCCATTGTTGATCGATCAACACCAGTCAATCCCGGACTGGGTGGAGTGCCACCACCAAAGTAACCTGCGGTTGAGTTTCCTGTTGCTGCCAGATGATAACGTGCTGCACTTAATGAGGCACCAGGAACTTGTGCTGTAGTATCAGTAGAATAAGTTAACTTATCCATTGTCGATCTTAGTTCTGTACTAGTACCATAACCACCACCAAAGTATCCTGCGGTTGAGTTTCCTGTTGCAGATCCGTAAGTGCGACCTACACTCAAAAATCCAGCAGTAGGAAGTGCTGCTGTGGTATCAGATGAATAAGTTACCTTATCCATTGTTGATATTTGTGAGGGAAATCCATATCCACCACCAAAGTATCCTGCTGTTGAAGATCCTGTTGCACTTGATATTTCACGAGCACTAGATAGTTTAGCCAATGGAACTGCTGCTGTGGTGTCTGATGAATAAGTGACCTTATCCATTGTTGAATAATTTCCGACACCAGGAACCTGACCACCACCAAAGTATCCTGCGGTTGAGTTTCCTGTTGCTGCCAGACGATAACGAGCAGCACTTAATGCTGCTCCAGGAGCTGCTACTGTTGTATCAGTTGAATAAGTGACCTTATCCATTGTTGATCTTACACCAGGAGCAGAACCACCACCAAAGTACCCAGTGTTTGGTGCTGTTACATTAACTGTTCCTGGTGTTGCAGTGAGTGCTGGTGGTTGTGGTAGTGCATTTGCTCTTGCGCTTGATGCAGCAAGACCAAATCGGGGATAACTTAAGTTTGCACCAGGAACTGCTGCTGTGGTATCTGATGAATAAGTGACCTTATCCATTTCTAAGAATCCAGGACCACCACCAAAGTATCCTGCTGTTGAATTACCTGTTGCACCAAGATAACCACGTGCTGCACTTAATGCGGCACCAGGAACTGCTGCAGTGGTGTCTGATGAATAAGTGACCTTATCCATTGTTGAGAATGTTTGACCACCACCAAAGTATCCTGCTGTTGAGTTTCCTGTTGCGGCAAGACCATAACGAGCAGGAACACTTAATGCGGCACCAGGAACTGCTGCAGTGGTGTCTGATGAATAAGTGACCTTATCCATTGTTGATCTTGGACCAGGATTACCACCACCAAAGTATCCTGATGTTGAGTTTCCTGTTGCGGCAAGATAGTAACGAGCAACACTTAAGGATGCTCCAGGAACTGCTGCTGTTGTGTCGGTTGAATAAGTGACCTTATCCATCAATGTAAGTCCTAAACCACCACCAAAGTATCCTGCTGTTGAGTTTCCTGTTGCGGCAAGATAAGAACGACCAACACTTAATGCGGCACCAGGAACTGCTACTGTAGTATCAGATGCATAAGTAACCTTATCCATTATGTCTGTAAAATAACCACCACCAAAATATCCTGCTGTTGAGTTACCTGTTGCTGCCAAACCATAACGTGCAGCACTTAATGATGCACCAGGAACTGCTGCTGTAGTATCAGACGCATAAGTAACCTTATCCATTGTTGTATGAAATCCACCACCAGATCCACCACCAAAGTATCCAGTGTCTGGTGCTGGTGTTGCATCAGTAAATCTTGTTGGTGGGTCTGATGGAGCAAAGAAAAATGCACTTGATGCTGCAAGATTAACCCGAGCAACACTTAATGAGGCACCAGCAACTGTTGTTCGTGTGTCAGTAGAATATGATACCTTATCCATCGTCGATCTTACTGGTATGGGAAATCCTGGAGAACTATTTCCACCACCAAAGTATCCTGCTGTTGAATTTCCTGTTGCGGCAAGATTATAACGATCAGCACTTAAAAATGTGCCAGGAATTACTGCTGTGGTATCAGACGCATAAGTAACCTTATCGATTATTGATCTTGCACCACCAGAAGATGTTCCACCACCAAAATATCCTGCGGTTGAAGATCCCGTTGCAGCAAGACTAAAACGAGCATCACTTAAAAATGCACCAGGAACTGCTGCTGCTGTATCAGATGAATAAGTCAACTTATCCATTATCGAATATATTGGTTGAGGAACTACATTTTGAGTACCACCACCAAAGTATCCAGCGGATGAAGATCCTGTTGCAGCAAGATAATAACGAGCAGCACTTAATGCGGCACCAGGAACTGTTGATCTAGTATCAGTTGAATAAGTGATCTTATCCATTGTTGTCACATATGCTGGTTCAGATCCACCACCAAAGTATCCTGCGGTTGAGTTTCCTGTTGCTCCAGATCCATAACGAGGAGAACTTAATGAAGCACCAGGAATTGTTGATCTTGTATCAGTCGAATAAGTGACCTTATCAGTTGTTGAGTGAATTGGTCCGGAGGAATTTCCACCCGCAAAATATCCAGCAGTAGAAGATCCCGTTGCTCCTAAACTATTACGAGCAACACTTAAGTTTGCACCAGGAACTGCTGCTGTTGTATCAGATGCATAAGTAACCTTATCCATCGTTGATCTTGGAGCAGGAGAAAGAAAACCACCACCAAAGTATCCTGCAAGTGGCAGTGCTAATGGAGAAGGAGATATCCAAACATCAGATAATGAAATCCATCCATTAGTAAAAGGTATTTTTTCTTCTCTAATATATGTTAATGTAAATACTCCTCTGGTGTTTGGCATTATTAATAATACTTATGATTAGAATACTTCCAGTATTCCAAGTTACTATACCTATTTAGAATCTCATCACTCAAAATACTTTCTGGTTTTGAGGACACTTTTTCCAATTTACCACGAACATGATGCATGTCTTTGAGATACCACTGATCATCAATCTCACGATGTGTATTCTCAATGTGATCAAAGTTATGAGTATAAGAATCTACTCCCAGAAACTCATAGATTCGATTCATGGTTTCATTGGGTTTTTCAATCAAATCATCATACTCAACCATTAACAGATGCTTTTGATCACCACGAATGAATGCCTGTGATTGTGCCCAGAGTGCCTGTTCCACAATACCTTCTTTACTCATCAGATAGTGACACCGATTGTCATCCGTGATTGGATATCCTTTTTCAATCAGGTGCTGATCAATAAAAGAAACCTGATCTGAATTGCGTCGGATCATGGTAATAAAGGAAGTCAGAATCTCTGTGATGTTTCGAACAGGACAGATAATCTTTGGTTCTGGTGTGATATAAGTTTTGATGCGTTCAATATTATTACTCCATGCCCTACAGTGATCGATGATGATAGGTTTCTCCACATCAAAGTAGTAGTCTTCAATGATCGTGGAAACAATCCGATGTGCCGATTTTGGTTTTGGATACCCAAGATACTGCTCACTATCAGAAAAGTAATGATCGTTCCAATACATCAGTTCCATGACAGGACTCACTGGTTCTGTATGAAGTTCTGGATTCTGATTCAAAATACTTTTCAATAGAGTGCTGCCAGATCGTGGAAGACCTGCCATAAAATAATAAGTTTTATTCATATCACCATTCAGTAGGATTAAAGAAAAATAATTGAACTAGACGACCATTTTGTAGATTGGTTCCGAAGTTATAATTATGAGAGTGCCACAGATTTGTTTTGAATATGACTATTCTATTATACTTCATGGGTGAAAGCAAGTATCGAGTCCATTTAGAACGATCTAAACCTTCACCATAAACTGTTGTCCACCATGCTTCTTTTGCCGATGAGTATCCATGATACTTTGCTTCATCATCTGTGCGTGGACAGGTTTCTGTATGAGTTTTATTATGGACCCAGAATGATGTGCCACCCTCATTAATGACTTGTTCTGGTGGATTGAGATAACAGACGGCACCAAACTCCCAGACAGGATCGACATGAACATCCTGACGGTAGGTATCCGTCTCTAATGACAAACGAAAATATCCGTTTGGTTGTGCAGGAGTCAGTTTACGATTCAGAACTGACTCAAACTTTTGATGTAGTGATTCTGGGTAGTAACCGTCTCTTGAGTTCTTTCCAGGATAAGTGTACCCATCCGTTGGTTCTGGATATGATTCATTCAGAGCAAACTGTCGAATCTCATCAGGGTTTGAATAGAAATCATCAATGACAATAATATTACGTCTCATAGTTTTTTGAATATTATAACACTAATTATACGTTAAATGATATTTGTGAATTACCTGGTAATGCATTACTAGTTGCACTTGATGCTGCAAAATTATTACGAGCAACACTTAAAAATGCACCAGGAACTGCTGCTGTTGTATCAATGGAATAAGTGACCTTATCCATCGTTGATCTTGAACCACCACCACCAAAGTATCCTGCCACTAAAGATGATGTTGCAACAACACTATCACGAGCAGCACTTAATGAGGCACCAGGAATTGTTGATCTTGTATCAGTGGAGTAAGTTAATTTATCCATTGTTGAATATGCATTGGGATTAACAAAACCACCACCAAAGTAACCTGCTGTTGAGTTTCCTGTTGCGGCAACATTACTACCAACACTTAAAAATCCTGCAGTGGGAAGTGCTGATATAAAATCATTTGAATAAGTGATCTTATCTACTGTTGTTCTTGCACCTGGAAGTGGAGTAAAGTTATTTCCACCACCAAAGTATCCTGCAGTTGAGTTTCCTGTTGCACTAGCACCATAACGAGGAGAACTTAAGGAAGGAATTTGCGAAATAATTTCAGTAGAATATGTAAGTTTACTTGCATTTGAATATGGTCCAGGTGCAGCGGGAAAACCACCGCCACCAAAGTATCCTGCTGCTGGAGAACTTACTGCAGCAATATTTCTACGATCTCTGGTTATACTGGATCCAGATATAATTGTTTTTGTATCTGTTATATAATAAATTTTATCCATTAAAGAATAATCCGAACTAGACCCTGGCTGGGGACCTCCAGAAAAATATGCTGTTGTTGAATTTCCGGTTGCACAATGATTATAACGAGCACCATTTAATGCTGCACCAGGAACTGCTGCTGTTGTATCTGATGCATAAGTAACCTTATCCATTGTTGAATATACGAAAGAAGCAATACCACCACCAAAATATCCAAAATTTGAAAATATTGTTCCTGTCTGAAAAGTCGGTTGAGGTAGTGCATTTGCTCTGGCACTCGCTGCTCCAAGATAAGTGCGAGCAGCACTTAATGCGGCACCAGGAACTGCTGCTGTGGTATCTGATGCATAAGTAACCTTATCCATTGTTGCCACTATGGCACCACTAAAACCACAACCAAAGTATCCAGCGGATGAAGATCCTGTTGCAGAAAGAGAATAACGTGTTGCACTTAATGCGGCACCAGGAACTGTTGATCTAGTATCAGTTGAATAAGTCACCTTATCCATTGTCGATGATGCAGGAACACCACCACCAAAGTATCCTGCTGTTGAAGAACCTGTTGCGGCAAGAGAATAGCGAGCAATACTTAATGCTGCACCAGGAACTGCTGATGTAGTATCGGTCGAATAAGTGACCTTTTCCATTGTTGTTAATGGACCAGGAAAACCACCACCAAAGTATCCTGATGTTGAGTTACCTGTTGCAGCAAGACCACTACGAGCACTTAATGAGGCACCTGGCAGCGCAGCAGTGGTATCTGATGAATAAGTCAATTTATCCATTGTCGATGCCACAGGATTACCACCACCAAAGTATCCTGCGGATGAAGATCCAGTTGCGGCAAGGTATTTACGAGCAGCACTTAAAGCAGCGCCAGGAACTACTGCTGTTGTATCTGATGCATAAGTCACTTTATCCATTGTTGAATATAAATTAGGAGATACAATACCACCACCAAAGTATCCTGATATTGAATTTCCAGTTGCAGCAGAACCTCGACGTGCCACACTTAATGAAGCACCAGGAACTGCTACGGTAGTATCTGATGAATAAGTAACCTTATCCATTGTTGATGATGATGTTGAAGGACTAGGACCTCCCCCACCAAAGTATCCAGTGTTTGGTACAGATGCATTGAAAATTGTAGGTGTTACTGTCGTTGCTGGTGGTTGAAACAATGCATTGGCTCTGGCACTTGATGCGGCAAGATCATAACGAGCAACACTTAATGCGGCACCAGGAACTGCTGCTGTGGTATCTGATGAATAAGTGACCTTATCCATTGTTGAGCTTACAGGACCAGAAGTACCACCACCACCAAAGTATCCTGCTGTTGAAGATCCTGTTGCGGCAAGACCATAACGAACAGCACTTAATGCAGCACCAGGAACTGCTGCAGTAGTATCAGTAGAATAAGTGACCTTATCCATTGTTGAATGATAATTAAATGCAGATCCCGTAAAATAATAACCACCACCAAAGTATCCTACTGTTGAGTTACCTGTTGCAGCAAGAGCGGCTCGAGCCGCACTTAATGAAGCACCAGGAACTGCTGCAGTAGTATCAGTCGAATAAGTGACCTTATCCATTCTTGATATATTATTAAATCCACCACCAAAATACCCTGCCGTTGAGTTTCCTGTTGCGGCAAGTTTACTGCGACTAATACTTAATGCTGCTCCAGGAAGATCAGACATAGTATTTGAATTATAACTTAATTTAGACATTCTAGTGCCAGGACTACCACCACCAAAGTATCCTGCTGTTGAGTTTCCTGTTGCGGAAAGACCATAGTTGATTGAACTAAAAAATGCTGTGGTTGGTGCTACTGCATTTGTATCTGCCGCATAAGTTATTATCTGTACCGATGAAACAAAATTTGATATACTATAATCAAATCCACCTCCAAAGTATCCTGCTGTTGTGTTACCTGTTGCACCTTGTTGAGCTCTTGCAACCGCAAAAAAAGCACTAGGAATTGCTGCAGTTAAATCTGTTGAATAGTTTAATTTATCAACTGTGGCGCTGGAAGCACCACCTGCAAAATATCCTGTTTGTGGAGATAAAGTTCCATCAATAAATTTTGATGATGCAGATGATGGTAAAGTACTTACTACTCCCGGCAGTGCATTTGCTCTTGAACTCAGTGCAGCAAGAGTATTGCGAGGAATACTTAAAGCTGCTGTAGCAACTGCTGAAGTATTTTCTGTTGCAAAAGTCAACTTATCCATCGTCGAACTTACGCCAGGTGAATTTCCTCCACCAAAGTATCCTGCTGTTGAGTTTCCTGTTGCAGCAAGACTACTACGTACAGTGCTTAAATTTGCGCTAGTTGGTGCTAAAGCAGTTGTATCTGATGAATATGTAAGTTTATCCATCGTAGATACGTTAGAAGGAGATAATCCACCTCCAAAGTATCCTGCTGTTGAAGAACCTGTTGCGGCAAGAGAATAGCGAGCAACAGTTAAGTTTGCACCAGGAATGAGACTACATGTGTCATAAACATATGTAACCTTATCCATTGTCGATCTTGGAGATCCCTCAAAACCACCACCAAAGTATCCTGCTGTTGTGGATCCTGTCGCACCAAAACCAAAACGAGCAACATTTAATGCGGCACCAGGAACTGCTGCTGTAGTATCAGTTGAATAAGTCAACTTATCCATTGTTGAATATGTACCAGGAACACCAGGAAATAGACCACCACCAAAGTATCCTGCCGTTGAGTTTCCTGTTGCAGCGAGAGCACGACGAGCAACACTTAAGAATGCACCAGGAACTACCGCAGTAATATCAGTAGAATAATTAAGTTTATCTACTGTCGAATAAGCACCAGGAGCAAAACCACCACCAAAGTATCCTGCTGTTGAGTTTCCTGTTGCAGCAAGTTGATAACGAGCAGCACTTAATGCAGCACCAGGAACTACCGCAGTAATATCAGTAGAATAATTAAGTTTATCTACTGTCGAATAAGCACCAGGAGCAAAACCACCACCAAAGTATCCAGTATTTGATGCTACTGATTGTAGTGGTGATGGTGAAACCCATATATCAGTTAGCGGAACATAATCTCCTGCTAATGAATTATCAACAACATCAAATAGTCCAAAAACCCCCCGTGTATCAGGCATTTCTTATTATTATCTTCTGATAAAGCATAGAGTTATTTAGTTTACTCTCATAAGAATGCCAACGATTTCCGCGGAACAAAACCATTCGATTATACCTTGCAGGAATGTTACCGTACTCTTTCCACAAACTCAGATCAGAAGAGAAGACTTGACTCAGTTGACTCTCATCAATCTGATATTGAATCATCTCTTCCTTTGTTGGAAATGTTTCTAATCCCGTTGCAAGGTGAGAGTAAAACTTGACTCCAAACTCACCAAATGACTCAAGAGGTAGAGTCAAATAAATCAGAGCGATCCAATCACACTCAAGGTGTGCAACTACACCAGGAAGACTTCCAGTTTGATTGGATGCTGATATAATTTCAATCGGATTCCCAATGATCTGTGAGATTTTTCCTACAGTCTCATCAGTAATCACACACTGGTTTTCAAAAAAACCTTTATGATACTGGTGTGCAATATCATAAAGGTCATCAACGATAATGATCTGTTCGGTCATTCTTCGGTATAGGTTCCAGAAATCTTTTTCTGTTCTTCTGCAGGTTTGATTGCGGCACCATAACCAAGATCAGCACCAGTGATCTTCTCATAACCTCTCATCACTTTACCCTGAAGATCATTGATAAACTCCATTCTTCCCTGATGATCAAGAAGTTTATTCATTGGCAGATAACCTTCCTTGAAATTGTTTCTTGGATCAACCATTGCAGGAGCAGATGCACGACGCATTGCCTGTAGGTTTGCACCAGAGATACCAGTCTGTGCTGCCATCAGATCGTCCAGTGCCTGTTCTGCAAGACGAGTATCCCAATACTCTTGGTTCTCTTCCAGGAACTGCTCTCTGGTAGGAGGAGTACCACCGTTCTGTTCGACCAGTTTTGCAAGCATCTTATCCAGGTGCTGCATCTGGTGTAGACGATCACGAATTTCCATCTCACTACCTTTCAGATAATGAGTTAGTTCAAGTTCTTCAAGATCATACCAGCAGAGTTTCTTACCACCACCAGGACCACCAGTTTCCCACATGATGGGTTGAGTCTTATCCTTATCGTTCCACTTGTACTCAAACTCACGAACTCTCTCTTTCATTTCGATGAGTTTGAACATGTATCCCGATGCCATGATACGACGTTCTTTTAGAATGTGCTCGAAAGATACAGAGATATTATGAGTATTCAGACCAATGAACTTTTCAATTTGGAAGTTGGTTCTTCCCTGTGCCATTTCCTTATCACTTTCTTCCCAGGCAAAAACATTCTGAGATGCCTGTGCCAGGTAATCATCATTCAGAACTGCTTCTTGTGCGTTGATTGGTGTATAAGTCAATGCAAAATTTTCTTTAGTCATAACTTCTGTCAAATGTATAGACATTTTATCATATTATATAGGGTAATTTCAAGAGACGCAACTTTGAGCAAGAACTTGATTAGCAATTTCTTTTCCCCACTTCTGTTCAAAATAATTTCGATAATTTTTTTCTCGCTCTAAGGTTACTTCTTTTGATTCAGATCCTCTCCAAGTTGATTTACCACAAAAATGAAGTAGATAAGATTCGCAGTTAATATCAACATCAAATCCAAGTTGTTGTGCTCTTAATCGATAGTCCGTATCTTCAGCACCGTTCTTAAAGTTTTCATCTAGAAATCCAACTTTTAATAGAACTTCACAAGGAATATAAAAACAATAAAATCCAATAATTGTTTTATTAAGATTTAATGTTTTTGAATCGATCAACTTAGAAAATGTATTTAACTCCTGTTCTTTATTATCATAATCTTCAATATCCATCACTGATTTAATTTTCAAACTCCCATATTCTCCAGGTAATTTTTGGTTACACAATGGAACTAAAATTTTGTTTCTAGCAGTGAAGTTTTGATTCCAGTCTTCAGTAAAAACTATATCATTACTTAAACCAAAAAAGTCAACTCGATCAACAGCAGCAAGTTTCATGATAAAGTTCATATTCTCCGCAAAAGTTTTTGGAGTATTATTTGAAATTACAGTGATTTTATTTTGATAATTTGAAAGTTGATATTGATTGTCATTATCAATTAAGAAAAATTTATCATGTTCATTTAAATCAGTATTTTTGAAGAAAGAATCAATTGCCAAGTTAGTGTATTGCTCTGTATCATGAGTGCTTACCATACAATAATACACTGGTCTTTTCTCTACACTTTTATTTTGTATCGTATCAATCAGATTTTTCCATTGCTCTGCAATCTTTTTCCAGTCATATTTTTCGGTCACATAATCCGAAATGATCTTAGAAACTTCTTGATAGAACTTCGGTTCCTTTTCATAATAATCCAATGCCAGGCAACAGGCATTAGCAAAGTTAACCAGGAAATTCTCAGTGACCTTCCAACCTTTGGATGTATTCTCACCTTCAATTGGAACCACAGTTGCATTCTTCTCTCCAGCAACCTCTGCGAGTGCTCCAATATTTGTGATGATTGGATAAGCACCACAACGCATTGCCTCACACATTGATTGGCAAAATGTTTCTTCCCAAATATTCGGATGAATAAAAAATGCAGACTCTTGATAATGTTTTACTAATTCTTCCTGAGTAACTGCGCGGGAGTATTCTACATTTGGTAATGTTTTAATATGTTCATAAAGTTCAATAAAAGGATCATTTGAAATTCCATACAAAGACATCGAAGAAAAAATCTTAAACTTTGTATCTGGATGAAATTGTTGGATCAATGGGATCACTTTTGATAATACTTCAAGACCCTTATAAGGAATTGAAGTAAAGATCATTGTTTTTGTTTTTTGAATTGAATGTGAAAAAATATCATAGATTCCAACTGGAATTACTGTAATTTTGTGTTCAGGAACATTTAAGTATTTTACAAACTGATCCTTATTCCATTGAGAAGGAGATACAATATGATCTACAATTGTATGATCAAAATTTAAAAATATTGGTTGATCATAAGCATGATGTGCCCAAAGAATTTTATATTGATGATTCGATTTTTTAATTTCTTCTGGTAAGTGTGATACAAAAACATTTTCAGGTAACTGATAATGTTCTGCCAATCGAATATAACATTTTTCAGTTCCACCTGTAATTTGAGTTGCCATAATACTATCCTTGATAAATGTGATAACCAGTATGATTCAGTTTGATTGTTGTGTCTAACCAGATACTATAACCGACTGATTGTGCTCTGTGGAAAAAACTCTTATCCTCTGACATAAATCCATTCTGACTCTGATGCTCCGCAAAGTAATGATAAGAATTATTCATCTCTGCTGGAGTATGTGGAGTATCAGAATGATAGTCTGATGGAATGTATTTAAGATTTGGATATTGTTTTGCGATGTCTAGAAACACCTGTCGATGAATCAGAACAAATCCCATTCCATTTCCATTGATCTTGACTAGATCTCCGTGTCGTTCTTCTGGTTGAACGATATCTACACAGTATCGTTCTGGGATGATCTTCATTGGATAGGCACCAGAAACAATTGGAACTTGATGTGCCATTAATTTTAGCACATCTTCTGGATTAAATCCAATGTCACTATCCAGGAAAAAGAGATACTCGTGTTCTGTATTGTTAATGAAAAAGTTGGCAACCTTAGATCTTGCCTGAGTAATCAGAGAAGAGTTTGTCAGGGTCAGGAGTCCGTGATGAACATTGTTACGGACTAGTGCTTTCCCTAGATTGAAAAGTCCAAGAGTTGTTTTTTCACTCACAATTCCTCCCATGCAGGGAAGACCAATCATTAAAGTCATATAGTCTTTTTGATTATTATACCACTAATTATACAACAAATGGTCCAGGTGCTGTTTCTGGAAGTGCATTTGCTCTGGCACTTGATGCTGCAAGACCATTACGAGCAACACTTAATGCTGCACCAGGAACTGCTGCTGTGGTATCTGATGCATAAGTAACCTTATCCATTGTTGATCTTATGCTACCACTAAAACCACCACCAAAGTATCCTGCTGTTGAGTTACCTGTTGCGGCAAAAGCAAAACGTGCAACACTTAATGCGGCACCTGGAACTGCGGCGGTGGTGTCTGATGCATAAGTGACCTTATCCATTATTGATGATGTAGGTGAACCACCACCAAAGTATCCTGCGGTTGAGTTTCCTGTTGCAGCAAGAAGATAACGAGCAACAGTTAAGTTTGCACCAGGAACTGCTGCTGTGGTGTCTGATGCATAAGTAACCTTATCCATTGTTGATACTAAACTAGGGGAAGCACCACCACCAAAGTATCCTGCTGTTGAGTTTCCTGTTGCAGCAACACCATGTCGTGCTGCACTTAATGCGGCACCAGGGACTGCTGCTGTGGTATCTGATGAATAAGTGACCTTATCCATTGTTGAATAAAAACTAGGAGGTACAGTGCCACCACCAAAGTATCCTGCTGTTGAGGATCCTGTTGCAGCAAGACCATTACGAGCAACACTTAATCTGGCACCAGGGACTGCTGCTGTGGTATCTGATGAATAAGTGACCTTATCCATTGTTGATACTGGACCAGGTTCGCCACCACCAAAGTATCCTGCTGTTGAGTTTCCTGTTGCAGCAACATATCTACGAGCAACACTTAATGCGGCACCAGGAACTGCTGCTGTTGTATCTGATGCATAGGTCACCTTATCCATTGTCGATGCCACAGGACTACCACCACCAAAGTAACCAGTGTTCGGAGTAGGTGCGAATGATGGAGTCTCAAAGGTTTGTGGTAATGCATTTGCTCTTGCGCTTGATGCAGAAAGAGTATTACGAGCAACACTTAATGCAGCACCAGGGACTGCAGCAGTAGTATCAGATGCATAAGTGACCTTATCCATTGTTGATCTTGGACCAGGATTACCACCACCAAAGTATCCTGCACTTGAGTTCCCGGTTGCAGCAAGAAAATATCGAACAGCACTTAATACAGCACCAGGAACTGTTGATCTTGTATCAGTAGAATAAGTGACCTTATTCATTGTTGATAATGGACCAGGAGCACCACCACCAAAATATCCATCAGTTGCATTTCCAGTAGATCCAGTTCCACCAATAGTAGTGCTAAATGATGCACTAGGAATAGCACTATTAGTATCCGTTGAATATGTCAACTTATTCATTGTTGATAAAGTACCACCAGGAGAAGTACCACCACCAAAGTATCCTGCATCTGAATTTCCTGTTGCAGAAAATTCACCACGAGCAGGATTAAATGCGGCACCAGGAACTGCTGCTGTGGTATCAGTCGAATAAGTAACCTTATCCATTATTGAATAATTATTTGGTGAGACACGACCACCACCATAATATCCTGCTATTGAGTTACCTGTTGCTGCTAAATAAGCACGAGCAACACTTAATGCGGCACCAGGAACTGCTGCTGTTGTGTCTGATGAATAAGTGACCTTATCCATTGTTGAATATATTGCAGGAAAAGCAAGTCCACCACCAAAGTATCCAGCGGTTGAGTTTCCTGTTGCAGCAACACCATAACGAGCAGCACTTAATGATGCACCAGGAACTTGTGCTGTTGTATCTGATGAATAAGTGACCTTATCCATTGTTGATACTGGACCAGGAGAACCACCACCAAAGTATCCAGTGTTTGGTGATGATGCGAATACAGTTGCTGGTGTGGGTGTTGCTGCTGGTGGTTGAGGTAGTGCGTTTGCTCTGGCGCTTGATGCGGCAAGACCATAACGAGCAACACTTAATGATGCACCAGGAACTGCTGCTGTGATGTCTGATGCATAAGTGACCTTATCCATTGTTGATAATGGACCAGGAGCACCACCACCAAAGTATCCTGCTGTTGAGGATCCTGTTGCAGCAAGAGTATCTCTAGCAACACTTAATGCAGCACCAGGAACTGCTGCTGTGGTGTCTGATGAATAAGTGACCTTATCCATTGTTGAGTATAATACTGGTCCAGGAGTATTGCCACCACCAAAGTATCCGGCAGTTGAGGATCCTGTTGCAGCAAGAGCATAACGTGCTGCACTTAATGCGGCACCAGGAACTGCTGCTGTGGTGTCTGATGCATAAGTGACCTTATCCATTGTTGATCTGGGACCACTACCACCACCAAAGTATCCTGCTGTTGAGTTTCCTGTTGCAGAAAGTCCATATCGTGCCGCACTTAATGCGGCACCAGGAACTGCTGCTGTGGTATCAGATGAATAAGTGACCTTATCCATTGTTGATCTTGAACCACCACCACCACCACCACCAAAGTATCCTGATGTTGAGTTACCTGTTGCAGCAAGACCACTACGAGCAACACTTAATGCTGCTCCAGGAACTGCTGCTGTGGTGTCTGTTGAATAAGTGACCTTATCCATTGTTGATCTTATAGGAAACCCACCACCACCAAAGTACCCTGCGGTTGAAGATCCTGTTGCGGCAAGAAGATAACGAGCAATACTTAATGCTGCTCCAGGAACTGCTGCAGTGGTGTCTGATGAATAAGTAACCTTATCCATTGTTGATCTTGCAGGAAACCCACCACCACCAAAGTATCCAGTGTTTGGTGATGGAGTTGCATCAGAAAATCTTAGTGAAGGTCCTGACTGGAGAGGTAATTCTGGAAGTGAATTTGCTCTGGCACTTGATGCAGCAAGTCCATAACGAGCAGCACTTAATGCGGCACCAGAAACTGCAGCGGTAGTTTCTGATGAATAAATTAATTTATCCATTGTTGATCTTGGAGAAGCGCCGCCACCACCAAAGTATCCTGCTGTTGAGTTTCCTGTTGCACTTAAATAATTACGAGCAGCACTTAATGATCCAGTAGAAGGAAGAGTAGTTCTAGTATCATTTGAATAAGAAATCTTATCCATTGTCGTTAAATCTACATTAGTAGGTTGCCTACCACCACCAAAATACCCTGCAGTTGAGTTTCCTGTAGATGCTGCACCACGTCTACCACCACTTAAAGCAGCGCCAGGAACTGCTGCTGTGGTATCTGATGAATAAGTGACCTTATCCATTGTTGAAATTGAAGAAAATCCACCACCAAAGTATCCTGCAGTTGAGTTTCCTGTTGCAGTAAGTCCTTGACGAGGGATACTTAATGCAGCACCAGGAACAGCAGCAGTAGTATCAGTTGAATAAGTAACCTTATCCATTGTTGAATAAGTTGCTGGTGCAGGAGTACTACCACCACCAAAGTATCCTGCTGTTGAGTTTCCTGTTGCAGCAAGAGCACTACGAGCAACACTTAAAAGTCCTGAACCAGGAAGTGCTATGGTTGTATCTGTTGAATAAGTTACCTTATCGAGTGTTGAGTAATTTGGGCCGACGGAACTTCCACCTCCAAAATATCCTGATGTTGAGTTTCCTGTAGCAGCAAGAGTATAACGAGCAACACTTAATCTGGCACCAGGGACTGCTGCTGTGGTATCTGATGAATAAGTGACCTTATCCATTGCTGATTGTACTGCTGGACCAGGAACAACACCACCACCAAAGTATCCAGTGTTTGGTATTGGTGCCAATAACCAAACATCATTTAGTGGAACCCATTCATCAAGACGTTTTATCTTATATGCAAGTTTTAAACTAAAAACACCACGAGTATCTGCCATAAAATTATAAAGTTATTTTTTTACCTGATACTTGAACGTCGATTGTAGAAGTTTGGTCAACTTGAACTTTAATTATATCATTTGGATTTAATCTTTTCTGTGTATCTAAAATTTCTACACTTGCATATTTTGGAATAATTAAATTATCAACTAAATTAATTGTTGTAAGTCCACTTGTTATTGAAACTGAAATTGGATAACCACCAGAGTCTGTTCTATTTGCTAATCGAATAGATTGTACAACACTTGGAAAAGTTGTTGATGTATATAATGTAGAAAGATCCGTTGTTCCAATTCCAACAGTTCCCAGTCCAACACCAAAATAATTTGTATCTATTCTTTCCTGATAGGTAACATAAACTTGAGCAATACTGTCAATTCCAACTCTATTGTAATCAGTGGATCTCATTACAATGCTATCAGATGGATTCAAAACTTGAGGTTGTTTTAAAAGTTCTACGGATGTTCCTGTTGGGACGGGAATATTGTAAGCAAAATAACTTCTTTCCCCACCACTAAAATCAAAGGCACCAATAACATTAATTTCTGTGTTTCCAGCAGCAACATTTGCAACGTTAATTGAATAAATTAAATATCGCCTTTCAGTAGTTGATGGTAAACTAAGAATGTTTGCACCAAGACCAGTCAGTGTTGTTGAAAAAGCACTTGTAACTCCAACATTAAAATTTGTCCCATCAACGGCACGAGTTGCATCACCATAATATGTTATAATTCCAGTGGTTGCACTAGCAATTCCAGAACTAATTTTCAGAGTTCCTAATGTCGATACACCTGATACAAATAATTGAGATGTTGATGTTCCACTACCAGTTACTGTAAGAGTATTCGTTGCATTTGTTGTTCCAATACCCAGATTTCCTGTTGATGGAACGAAAACAAGTGGAGTTGATGTTGAAGAAATTCCAAGTACAGATGTTGATGAACTTGCTACTAGTGTTACATAATTAAAAGATGAAGATGTTGTGGTTGAAATATTTAAATTAGCAGTAGGACTAACAATGTTTGTTAATTTAGATCCATCTCCATAGTATGTAACAACACCAGCAGTTGCAGTAACAATACCTGATCCAATTTGTATTGTTCCTACAGTAGCACTGGTATCAATAGTCGCTGTTCCGTAAATCCTTGTACCAGATTTGAGTTTTGCCATTTCTTATGCCTGTGCCTCCGTCCAAGAAAGTCTACCTAAAACATCTGCAGATCCAGAAGCTGCTAAGTTAGTAACAACAAACGTAAGAACATCAGGACCATCTGGATAAATTTGTTCTCTAGATGTTACTCCTCCACCACCAAGAATTGAATTACCAAGATCTCTAAGTCCTGTAAGATCGAGTCTATCAGTGCTACTTACATAGAAACCAGCAATCGTCTCACCTCCAGAAACTGTTGTTGTTCCTCCTGCATAGTTTGCAATTTGAGCAAGAGAAGAGTTTACAGCACCAGTAACGTTACCAACAGCATTTGTCCAGTTCGTTGTTGACGATGGAGTTCCGTTTAGAATTGCAGTAATCAGCAAGTTACCAGTACCACCACGAATTGAAATACCAATACTGTCCAGAGTCAATTGAAGTCTATTAACAAGTTCTCTTGCCCCAAATGCTGCTGCAATTCCATTATCAACCGATGGTGCAACACGAATCGAAAACAGTGCTCTCGATGCACCAGCAGCAACGGCAGTTACTGTTTGTTGTCCGAACGTAAAGATCAAAGATTTATCATCGTCAAATCTTCCATCCATAATCACCGATGTACCCCAGTGTGAAATAGAGGGACCAAATGTTGGGAATGCAAGTTCAACAGCAACAGGATCAGCAGGTGAATAAGTAAATGAAGATCCTGCAATACCAGTTCCCATTGGTGCAGCGATTACAGTTGGATTTTGAGATGTTGCTCCTTGACTTAAAACAATAGTTCCAACTCCAACAGAACTAATAAATGTACCTTCTGGGAATCCTCCAATAACTCTTTGACCGACTTGAAGGTTTGTTGTAGTTGCTGTTGCTACATTTTGACCTGTAATAATACCTGTTAATGATAATGATGCATTTCCAGATCGGGCCCGAGTAACATTTGTAAATGATGTTGTTCCAATACCAGCATAATTTACATACTCATAAGTGGATGCATTTCGAATCAATATAGTTCCTGAGGGAGGGAATCCTGCAGTACTTGCAACACCAACATAGTTATCAGATTCTGCAACATTGCTAGAAATTTTTGTTGTTGGAGGTCTGCTTTCAGATTCATAACGTCCAGGTAAGTTTCCTGAACGCATATATGCTTCTGCATTGACATTATTATTAATCAGTTTATGACAATAAATGACATCGCCAGTTGATCCTCTAAGTCCCCAACGAATAAATCCAGCACCATACCAAGAGTAGTCAATGTAGAACATCTGCATCTTGGTGAGATCTATATTATATCCAGAAGGACCAGTGCCGTCACACTTATCAATATTCCATTGAGATTGTGGAATTCTTGTTTCTGTTGTTTTGGACATAATCACATAGTCTGAGCTTGCTCCTCTGTATGAAGGAGAAATAGTCATCGATGTATCACTTGCAATATCAACAACACGATAAGATTGACCACGAATGACAACAAAGTCTCCAATATCTAATTGTTTTGAGAAATATGTTGGAAATGATGCATTTGTTTGAGAAATTGTATTAATACCACTAGTGGCAGTAACCTTTCCAGAAAGTTGGAATGTTGAACTTCTACGAACTGCATAAAGTTGTTGGCCATCAAACTCAAAGAAAAGACCATTTTGAGAGTCAAAGATTCCAAGTCTATTTACACACCCATACCAAGAAGATACTGATGCATTATAAGATCCTGATGCTGGAGTTGCAGTTGGAACAGTTGATGCAGTATATTGAAATGTGTTATATCCAGTAATGTTATTAATAGTAAATGTTCCATTATATCCAGATTCATTTGCTCCAGAAACAGTAATGACAGTTCCTGGTTGAATATTATGCTGCTCTTTTGTCTGAACCGTTACTGTTGTACCAATAGATGTTAAAGAGTCTAATTGTAGGTTTGGTTTTAAAATTGTACCAGAACTGACCTGAATACCTTTACCAGACTGATAACGGAAATATCTTCTTGTTTGACGAATCGCAGTCTCAAAGTTAGCATTCGCATTACTTGAAAAAATAACTCCACCATCAAATGGTCTATGTAAAAATTGTCCTTGAGGTCTTACAAAAATTCTTCCACCTGTTGGGTTTGCTGCTGGTGCTGTTGTTGAATAATAAGTGAACTGGGTATTGCTATTGATTCTTGCAACAACATATGATCCATTTGCATTTACTTGAGATGATCCAACAATTGCAACCTCATTTCCAATAGCAAGACCATGAGGAACTGTTGTCGTTACTGGGATTGCTGTTCCAGAAGTCCATCCAAATGTTGGAGTTCCACCAATTGCAGCATTTGTATAAGTGCTTCCACTAAAAATACCAGTTTTATTGGAATCAAGTAATTGATTAATTGATGTTGTATTTGATGCTCTTGAAGTATATGTAAATATTGTGTTTCCCGAACCAGTTACAGTCTCCACAATAAAATTACCATTTGCAATGGAAAGATATGTGTCCTGAACTGTAATTGCTGTTCCAACTCCAGGAGCAGCTGCCTGCAATCCTACACTCACTGTTCTAGAATTTGTAGGTAATGAAATATAATTAATTGTTGCAATACCTACAGGAGATGAAAATACAAATGGACGATTATTAATCATTGCCAAGTTTTCCCACTTGGTGATCTGAGTACCATATTCAAAGTCGGTATCAATCAGTGCCTGTGGTTCTGATACTCTGAACTTATTAACAGGATCAGTGACAATCTCAGCTGGTAAGAACTTCTCCTCATATTCATCTACAATGATTTGAAGTTTATCAGTGCTGCTCATTGAAGCAGTACTATAATTTAAAACGAGTGTCGTAGTTGTAACTCCAGCACTTGAAGTTGCGATTGTATAAGAAGTTGCTCTTAAGTTATTATCAGAAAAATTATAAATTACTGTATTTGTCGTTACGTTTGTAATTAAAATTAATCTTTCTCTAGGTATTGCACGAGGAATGACTACAGTATTTGTAGAAGGAGTAAATGTATATCCAGTTTCCAGTATTGCTTTTCTAGCCATAACTATTGGTACTTTTTATTTTATTTATGTTCATGTCTTAATAATCAGTTCCAGAAACATAATAACCAGTATAAATTGTCCAAGACGTTCCAGTGCTATTTCCTTCAAAAACATAACTTTGATTTGCTGCTTGTGTATAAGTTGCATATGCTGTAGATGTATTTGCAACGTTTGCTACCCCACCCGTTCGATTATGATTTCCAACTAATAATTCAAGAACATTTTTATTGCCAAATAAAGATGGATTAAATAAAGTAATTTCAAGAGTGATTCCAGGAGATCCTACCGTTCCACTTGTCGAACCATTTCCTTCATAACGAATGCGAACATAATTTGTTCCAGAAGCAAAACTTGAAACTCTTTGAAAAGAATTATCAGAAGCACCAAACATAAATTTATTTAATGCTGGGTTGGATGCAGACAAACCATTAAAAGCTGACGATCCAGAACCAAATGTAAGATATGTATTTGATCCCATATACGTTGTTGTATATCCAGTTGAATTGAATGTAAATGTAAATGGAATGTTAATTGTTACAAAACTATCATCAGCAGAAGCATTTTGAAGTCCTGTCCAACTTCCTGTTGGGGGATAAGTACCTCCACCTGCACCATAAACAGGTGCTTTTGTTCCCAATGCAATTGAATAAAGAGATGCTGGTGGTTCAGTAATCTCAATTACATCACTTCTTCCAATAATTGTTCCTGTGATACTATCTGTTCTCACCTCTAATAAAAATTTATCTCCAGGATCTGTAGAATCACTTGCTACACTTAATGTTACACTTCCTGATCCTGAAGTAATTGTAAATGATCCTGACAATGCTGCTGGAGAAAAGTCTGCTGCTACAATTGTACCTGCAGCAGTGTATATGGTCCAGTATAAAGTTCCAGAAGAAAAATTATTAGTATAAATGCTAAAAGTTACAGAAGATCCTTCAGCAACAGATCTAGTGCTTGCAAAAACTCCTGCTGATGGAGGAGTAGATGTATCTTGGATGGTAACAACAGAACTTGTTCCAACTACATTTCCAGTGAACGTATCTTTTCTAAGTAAAAGTTGAAAACTTTCTGTCCCTTCTAGAGTTGTATCGTTTGCCAATGTTAAAGAAACACTTCCACTACTCGAAGTAATTGTAACCGTTCCTTGTATTGCTCCACCAGAAAAATCAGATCCTGTTAATGTTCCACTCAGAGAATTGAGTGTCCAATATAAAGTTCCAGACGTAAAATTTGTTGTTGCAATTGTAAATGTAACTGAAGATCCCTCATTTAATGTAGAAACTGATGGTGTTACGGTAGCACTAATTGGATCAAATTGTGTAATCTCATCAATCTCAGTATAGATAATTGCACTCTTATCTGTATTATGTCTCATATATCTACCCCGTCCTGGACCATAAACTGCTCCAGCAAAGTCATCATACACAATATCATATGGTGCAAAAATATTTGCAGTGATTGTTGTAACACCAACATTCTCAGAAAATTCAGAAGAATAGAATGTACTTAAACCAGTTACACCAATATTATTAGCGGTCGTTTCATCAAATTCAGTCGCTACTAACGCTGCATATTGATCTAGTCGTCCTACAACTGGCATAATCTTATCCTGCTACAAAGTCTAAACTATTATTTGTTGAATTATATTGTATATAAAAATTTGTTGTACCAGTAGTTCCACCGAATCTTAAAGTATTTGTAGATCTAATTCTTAAGTCTCCCGTAACATCTGCAGTAAATGCTGGATTTGTATTTCCAATTCCAAGTCTTGTTGTTGATGGATTAAATACAAGACTTGATGTAGTAACTCCTAATCCAGTTGTTGTTCCTGTAGAAACTGCATATGTTAAAAATTGTGCCTGGTTTGTAGTATTAGTTGAAATTGATACGCCACTACTACCGCCACTACCAGAAATACTAATATCAACAATTTTAGTTGTGGAATTGTAACTAAAGGTATTTCCTGCTCCAATAAAGTTTAAAGCAGTAATGACTCCGGTAACAACATTAAGTCCACCAGATTGAATACCAATATTAAATCCACCAGTTGCGGTGACGATACCACTAATATTAATATTAGTACCACGTAGATTAGTGATGGTTCCAACACCAGTATAATTAACGTTGGTTCCACCTAAGTTAGTAATTGTACTAACAGTGCTGTTGAGTGTCGCAATTGTACCGACACCAGTATAATTAACGTTGGTTCCACCTAAGTTAGTAATTGTACCAACACCAGTGTAGTTAAGATTAGTACCCTGAGCATTTGTGATAACACCAGTAACAATATTTCCAGTTGTTACATTGAGTGTTCCAAAAGATGCTGTAGTTCCACTTAACGTTGTGATTGTACCAATGCCTGTAATTAATGCATTACCTTGAACAGTCAACAATGATGATGGATTTGTGGTTCCTATACCGACAGAACCAGAAACATAAGCACCACCAGTTACTTGAAGAGTTTGTGATGCTGTTCCTGTTGAAGTTGCTGCTCCAATGAATACAGGTCCATTCGTAAAAGTTGATACACCAGTAATTCTCAGACCTTGATTATCATCGATTACATTTGTACCCTGTATCTTAATTGCCATCTACCGTCCTCGTATACACTAGGTAGTTTTTAGTATTTAGGCAAATACTCTATAAGGGTTCTGTGGTTCTACAGAGTAAGATTGCAGAATTTCTGGAAGAGAACCTTCAAGAATAATATTGATATAATACCCATCCTTTTTTGTAGGAGGACTGATGACTTCCATAGTTTCCTCATCATAAACACCATCATTATTCCAGATATCACCAACAATATCAATATCTCCTACTTGGTCTGTAACTGAATACCAGACTCTTGTAAGAAGTTCTTCACCATAAGTAATATCAAAAGTTGGGTTTCCGTATTCATCAGATTCTCCTTCTGTTATGATTTGTTCGTGATATTGTTCTTCGTGTCTATATTCAACTTCTGTGAGTTTTGCTTCTGCTTCTTCTTGTGTTGCGAAACGAAGATAATAAGTTTTATAAGTTCTCATAGTCTTTTTTGATTATTTAGTGAGGGTTACAAGTTGATTTGAAGGAAGTGCTGTTGGATAGTATAGTAACTGTTGAATAGTTCCTCCCCATTTCCCATCTCCACCAATAATAAGTTGATTTGGTGCAACGGGCATTTCAACGGAAGTATCAGTTGTAGTCATCACACCATCAACACCAAAAGTTGAACTATCTTTTTTGAGTGCTTGTATCATCTTAAATGGTGCAGTAGTTGGAATACTTCTTGCAACATAAGTGGTATAACTTACTCCACCAGAAGTTATACTGTTGTTTGTGAGTTGATTACTTGCATCTGCACCATAAAAAGCAATATTATTGTTATTCGTTCCATCATTTATTCTTGCAAGATTTGGATAACCAAGAAAGTTTCCAGCATAGTTTCTTCTTGCACCAATCATTAAAGTCCATTCTGTTGGATTATAAAAACTAGAGAATGCTGTTCCGTCTATTTTTGCGTTGTCTACGGTTCTTGTGACTGTGGAACCAGCAGTAGGAATATAAGAAGTAGAAAATAATCCAAGTTCTATTTGTTTTCCCCAAGTATAAATCCCAGATACATCATCACCATTCCAAAACTGCTGACCCGTGCTACTGTGTATTTGCTCTCCTACAAAAGAAATAGTATTAAATCCCGCTACTTTGTTATATCTTCCCGAAAGTGTATAACGATACCAACCATTACCATAGTTCTCAACTTTCGTAGAACCATTAGACCATCCAACTCCTGATGGAATACCAAGTGTTGTTGGATTTGCAGTATCAATAACCGTCAAAAAATATCTATAAGTCGGTGTTGCATCAAACGCAACAAACCCAATCAAAAGACGAAGATTACTATTATTGTAGTTTCTTACAAAAATAGAAGTTGTTACATCTGTTGTTCCTCCAACTGATTGACCTGTAATATCAATATCTGCGGCATTAGAACTTGCTCCGTGAAAGTTTCCTGATGATAGAGGAACTCTTCTAACCGCAGCAGTTCCGTCAGGATTAAATATGGTTGTTTCTGTTGTATTTGATGTAGCACTAAAATTAAAGTTTACAGATTGGGTGCAACGATTTACTCTCTGCTCCTCAATAAGTAATCCCAAACTCTCACCAGTCACAGGGTCAAAATCAAATCTTGGTTGGTCTGCTGGAATGACTTCAATATACCCATCAGGACCCACACGAGTTCCAGAAGTCGTTCTTGCGAATGTAATGCGTGGATCTAATCTTTGAGACCTTGCAAAGTTTATGGAGAGTGAGGGTCTTGTGTTTGGGAAGTTTTGTGATATACTCATTTTACTTTGTTAGGTTTTGGAGTTGGGAGTTGGTTAGACGACGGGGATAATAGGTGAGTTGTGCTATGTGACCAGAGGGTTCCAACTGAAATCTAGATCTACCAAAAATCAATAGTTGATTACAGGTAGGAACTTCACCAGAACTAGTTGTATTTGGTATTGCTCCGTGAGATGTAAATGCATAGTCATTTTTTTTGTATGCTAATGCTGCCTTACCAATATTTTGTATATTACTGGTATAAGTGTCTATATGATTCAGAACTGTGCTTCCATCTGGAGAATATGCAACTGCACCAAAGAATGCATATGGTGCTCCTCCACCAGGAGCGGTTTGAGTATATATCCGCATAACATTTCTATCTTTATCTGTTCCTGCAATAGAAACAAAAGCATCATATGATAAAGAAGAACGAACTGTTTGGTTTCGGATTGATGCAAATAATGTCCCCTCACTTTGATTATACCAACTTGAGAAGTTCTCACCGACCATAGAGACATTATCTGGGTTGCGAGTTGCTTGTTGTCCTGCAACAGGACGAGGAATATAAGAAGTTGCAAAAGCACCAGACTCTAATTGTGCTCCCCAAATAGAAATAACTTTATTTTCTCCCTGTGTCCCAAAAAATACTTGAAGTCGTGAATTATTTCGAGTGTTGATGAGTGTAAATGTAAGTGTAAATCTTTGCCACGTAGTTGTTATGTTTGCAGTATTTGAATATATTTCATTTCCTCCAACGAATGCAAATGAGGCACTAAAACTTGTAGTCCCTTTCAACCACATAGACATTGTGTAAGTTCCTGGTGTTAAAGTCGCGCCTACATTACAATTTAAAAATGGTTCAGACGCACCAGTTAAATCGTGTTTACATAAAACTGTATTACCATCTGGTGCAACATCATTTGCTGTTGCAATACTCTGATTGTTGATACTATAATTAAAATCTGTGGTATTATCAGTTACAAGATTAGTTCTCTGCTCCTCCACCAATAACCCCAAAGACCTCACAGTTCCACTCACAGGGTCATAAGAATGGTCGAATCTTGGAGAGTTTGCAGGAACTACCTCTACTAGTCCAATCTCATTTGTTCTGGTTCCTGATGTGGTTCTTGTAAAAGTAATGCGAGGGTCTAGGGTTTTAGACCTTGCAAAGTTCAGGGAAAGTGATGGTGAGATTGCTGGGAAGTTTTGTTGGATACTCATAATGCTAGATTTCTAATTTGAGTATTTGTGAATTTAGTTGGGTAATATGAAAAATTTTTTATGTGTCCACCAAAACGTTGAAGACCAGAATGTTGTGGATTAAAAGCAAAGGCATTAATATCAGTTCTTACTTGCCCCAAAGAATCTGTTCTTTCAGATATAACTCCATTACCAATATTTACATACTGAACAAAATCATCTAGTTTATATCCAACAGAAAGTTTTCTTTCTTGATCTGTTATTCCTATTGTTGGAGAACCGGCAGTATTCAAAAATGCTATATTCACATCTGACGGATCTCTAAAAAGAGAAATTGATGAACCACCAGAAGAAACATAATGACCCCATCCAATAGTATTTCTATTGATTGAAAAAACAAATGGGGTTGCATTTGTTCTTCCATAAGGTGTTGGAGAACTGAATGAACAGAATACAGTTCCCTCTGATAAATTATAAAATTGGTTGAACTGTGTTCCTTCTATATAAGCATTGTCGGGAGTTCTTGTTTTTGTGGAACCTTCTGTGGGGATGTAGGATGTTGGAAAGGAACCTTGCTCTACTTGAAGTCCCCAAACATACATTCCATTGGCACCGTTTCCTGTATAATTTGATTGACCGTTAGCATCAACCATAACAATGTAAACAGTTGGTGTTTCATTAGTGTAAGTATTAGTTGCATATACCCTATACCAACCATTTGGATACGCTATAATACCTATTGTTCCTGTTCCTCCGGTTATAATACCCTGATTTAAATCAAAAAAAGCAGCAGCATTTGTGGTGTTTAAAAGTTGAATATATCCTTTATACACTTCGCCTGCTTTAAAAAAACAAGAAACAGTATAATCACCATTTACACTAAAACCACCTTGCTGAACTCTTTTAAATTGAGACAAAATACCATCTTCAACTAATTTATCGGCAGTTAAAGTTCCGTCTGGTGCGATTGCTGCATTTGGTGATATTGACGCATTTGCTGCTTGATTTGGTGAAAGATTAAACTCTTGACTTCTTAAAGCAGAATTAACTCGTTGTTCCTCAATCAACAAACCCAAACTCTCAATCTCTCCATTCACATAACGATGGTCAAATCTTGGTTCATTAGGTCCAGCATACTTAATCAAACCATCACGACCTGTATAAGTACTTCCATTAGAAGTCGTTTGAGACCTTGAAAAAGTAATACGAGGGTCTAGGATTCTACTACCCGCAAAGTTAAGATTGAGTGATGGTCCTTCTTCTGGATAAAGTTGTGAGATACTCATTATTTTATTTTTTCTTTTAATATATCTATTTCTTCTTGCTGTGCTTTAATTGCTTCAATTAGCAATCCAATCAAACCATTGTAATTTACTGTTTTGGTTTCGCCACCATTTACAAGTTCTGGAAGAACTTTTTCAATCTCTTGTGCGATAACACCAGCAGATCTTCTCCCATTCTCTCTCCATTCAAAGTTTACACCACGTATTTGAACGATTTTATCTAATGGATCATCAATCGTTACAATGTTTGTTTTTAGATTTTCATCAGAAGCAGAGTTAAAATCAGTTGCGGTAACAATACCAGTAAAGTATCCATCACCAACAACATGAAGTTTTGATGTTGGATTTGTTGTTCCGATACCAACATAACCAATAGAACTAATACCAACATCATCAGAACCACCACCTTCTCTTCTTAATCCATTAGGACTAAAATCATCTAAGAATGCTAACTGACCCAGATATTGATTGAGAGGAACTTGCGAAGATCCATATCCAACGTCTGCTTGAGTTACAACATTCCAATAAGTTCCTGCATAAAGTTCTGTAATAGTTCCACCGACTGATAATGTTGATTGTGGATTAGTAGAACCAATACCAACAGAACCACTGAAGTAACCACCACCAGTAACTTGAAGTAGTTGTGATGCGGTTCCCGTTGCTGATGTTGCTCCAAATAAAACATTTCCAGATGGGTCAATGACTTGTCTATAAGCACTGGCGTTTCTATCATAAATGTAAAAAGAGTTTATAGGAGAAGAACCAGAACCTCTTGAACCCAACTCCCAATCATTACCATTTGTATTCAGGACAATTGAAGTTCTACCATTAGTAAGAGTAGAAGATAAAATTAAAGCGTCACCAGATGTTGTTGTAATTCCAATACTTCCAGTTACATCAATATCATAAGATGGATTTGTATTAGCAACACCAAGTCTACCAGAAACATAAGCACCACCAGTTACTTGAAGTCTTTGTGATGCTGTTCCTGTAGAAGTTCCAGAACCAATCAATACAGGTCCATTGGTAAATGTAGAAATACCAGTGACTTGAAGTTGTGAAAGAGATCCAATACCACCAATAACATTTGATGATGTTGTTGCCGTTCCAGTAAGAGCACCAACAAATGTGGTTGCTGTGACGACACCAGAAACTTTGGCATTACCAACAACATCTAGTTTTGATGTTGGATTTGTTGAACCAATACCAACGCCAATAGCGTTGATTCTCATTCTTTCATTGGAGAGTAATGTACCTCCAGTGAAGAACGAAATATACTTAGCAACTGATGCATTGATAGCACCGATGCTCAGGTTACCATCAGAAGTATATAAGTATCCATCATTCGCACCATTAATTGTCCATGAACCAACAGAGAATCCACTGTTGTTGATACCTAAGTCAATAAAGTTTGTTGTATCACTACCATTATTTGCAGTGATAATAACGTCACTAGATGCATTTGTTCCTGAACTTGTGTTTCTTAAGTTAATCTGAGCATATGAGTTTGCAGTTGTTGTAAAATCAGCAAGACAATTTGTAAGACCAGAAGTTGCAGAAGTACCAGTATCAGTAACTGTAAGGATATATGTTGGAACTGTGGTTCCAATGCCAACAGAACCAGAAACATAAGCACCACCAGATACTTGAAGTTTTTGATTTGCAGTTCCTGTTGAAGTCGCTGTTCCTACAAGGAATGTTCCAGAACTATCAATTCTTCCTCTATCGTTTGCTCCACCAGTCTGGAAAATTAGACTTCTAGTAGCATCTGCTTTTAAAAGTATGTTAGTTGATCCATCAAGACCAATACCACCAAAAAATCCAGCACCACTCCATAATTCCAATCCACCAGATGTACTATCAACTCTTATTTTTCCACCTAATACATGTAATTTATCTGATGGATTTGTGGTTCCGATACCAACAGAACCAGAAACATAAGCACCACCAGATACTTGAAGTAGTTGTGATGAGGTTCCTGTCTCAGTTGTTGCTCCAATTAATAGATTTCGGTTTGATGTAATTCTTGCTGCTTCTGATGATGGACTTGTAGTGTTTCCAAGTGCAGGCATTTGTGCAAATAATAAATTTCCACTCCCATTTACTATTGCCCATGGATTAGTATTTCCACTATCTAAAATGCCAATTCCATTATTTCTTGATCCGCCAATAATAAGATTTGCACCATAATTAAATGAAGACCATTGTGGAGCAGTACGAATATCAATAGTTCCTTGTGGATTTGTAATTCCTACTCCAATACTTCCAGTAGCAACACCAACACCAGCAAAATAACCACCACCATTAACTTGAAGTCTTTGTGATGCGGTTCCCGTATCTAAAGTACTTCCAATCGTTACATTTCCACCAGCAGATAACAACGAAAGATTTCTATAAGCAACACCCTGTTCAACAGATTCAATTGCCCAGTAAGGTTTAGTTACTGAAGAACTACTTCTAGATACTAAGAACTGGAATGGATTTGTCGCATCATTAGAACTTATTACAAAAGGACTTCCATCAGTAGAAGTCTTTGCTGAATTACCATATACTGATAATTTGTATGCCGGATTGGTTACTCCAATTCCAAGACTAGAAGAAACATAAGCACCACCAGTAACCTGAAGTCTTTGTGCTGCAGTATTTGTAGATGTTGCTGCTCCAATCAGTACAGGACCATTGGTAAATGTAGAAATACCAGTGACTTGAAGTTGTGAAAGAGATCCAATACCACCAATAACATTTGATGATGTTGTTGCCGTTCCAGTAAGAGCACCAATAAATGTTGTTGCAGTAACAATACCAGTAATCAATGTATCACCAACAACATGAAGTTTTGATGTTGGACTTGCAGTTCCGATACCAACATTATCACTCTCATTGATAATAAATCTTGGTGTGTAAGTTACAGAAGAACTATCAAAAACTGTTGTTCCTATTGGAGCAGTTGTAGTTGATGTTGGATTTGTAACAACAGTAACCTGGACACTATTTGTAATATTATAAACAAGTTTTGTATATTGACTTGACTGATGTTGTGCCCAAATTTCAGTGGTATTATTCGTAGAAATACCAATAATTCTTGCCTCAGTTTTTACTGAACCATAAGATTCATACTTATAATCAAAACCATCTCTGTTAGAGAAAGTCATTTTGAATGGAGTCATTGCGTCCTTGACCCATCCACCCATTACACCTTCGATGGTTAGATGGTCAAATGTTGCAGAAGATGTTTCAGGAAGTGTTGCTATCTTATAATAAGTTGTTGATGCAGGAGCAGCAACAATCCATCCATTACCAAATGTAGAGTTTGTATAATCACTTCCAAGATATGCTGATTTTGTTGCTACTAATGTTGATGCTGTTGCAATACCAGAAACATTTAACTGTTGAGTTTGAAGTGTTCCATAAACCGTTGCACCATATCCAGTTGTTTCGAATTCTTTAGAGTTGTCATAATAGAGTTCTACTGCACCATCTGTGAGAAATTTTGCGAGATTTTCATTTCCACTGGTTTTTTGTAAGATAATTCCAGCAGCATTACTTTGTAGATATAAATTACCAGTTCCAGAATCTTCAACAAAACTATTACTTCCATCGTGATAAATTCTTAAATCATTTCCATCACCTAATAATATCTTATCATTATCCCCAAGATACACATCACTTTGGAATGTAGAAACACCCGTTACAAGAGTATCACCGACAACATGAAGTTTTGATGTTGGATTTGTGGTTCCTATACCAACAGAACCATTAAAATATCCACCACTATTAACTTGAAGTAGTTGTGATGCTGTACCTGTGAGAGTTGAAGAACCAATAACTAACTCACCACTACCTTTGAGGTCTGCGAGTTGTGTGGTTCCTGCATACCATTTGAATTGTGATCCGGAATCTTCAACAGAGGACCATAAAACATTAGCGTTAATACCAAATGCATAATCAACTTTAGAAGCACCAACACTGGGATATAAAACAATCTTGGTTCCTGCACTTCTTGTTGTAAATGTAGGAGCAGCAGCACCATTTGTATTAAAATCAATACGGTTTCCACTTGCCCCATTTAGGTAGATTTGTCCCCCACCAGTTGTTGCGGAGTTTGCACCATTTAGAGTAAGTCTTGAAGAGGTTGTGATACCTGATGCATTAATATTCCTTACAACTGCTAAATCACTTTCAGTAAATTGAACGGCACCAGAAGCAAATCTGGTTCCTGTTGGGAATTGAGTTGAACCAATGCCAACAGCATAATTACTTAACCAAGCATCAGTTCCAAGTCCAGCAAAGGTTCCAGACTTGAACCACATAATTTTCTTATATGTGGCAGGGTTAGTTTCAATACCCGCAATGAATAACTGAACTAATGGAGTTCCTTCCGTAGAAGCAACTGCAACACCGCCGTGATTTGCTGTGTTATCGTTAGAAACATCATTACCATTTGCATCAGTTCTATAACCAAGAACAATATCTGGGTCAAATACATTTAATGATTGTGAGAAAATTACAGCAGCGGTTCCACCAATCGTAATGTTACCATTAACATTTAAGTTACGATTGACTTGAAGATCTCTTGTAACTGTAACGTCTTCTGGAGCTGTAAATTGGTTTGGAACACTCAGAGTTGGTGTTGAACCTTCACCAGTTCCACTAGTGACTGTGATCTGGTTTGCAGTTCCAGAAATTGACTGAACATAATCACCAGAAGTATAAGTACCAAGACCAATTGAATTTGGAGTAATTGTTGCGGCAAGAGCAACGTTTCCAGTACCATTAAATGAGATTGCAGTTGCAGTTACAAAATTTCCAGTAATTGAAAAATCTCTTGCATTTTGAAGTGCAGTTGCAGTTGTAGCATTACCACTAAAACTTGTTGCAGTTACCACTCCAGTAAACTTAGCATCACCAACAACATCAAGAACTGAAGTTGGTAGTAGACTGCCAATTCCAACATTATTAGTAGTATTGATGACTACAGTACCAACACCAGCAGTTGGCCCAATATTGATATTGGTAAAGGAACCAGAAAGACCACCAGTTCCTAAGTTAATTGTTTTAGTATTTCCAGAAGCAGTAGCACCTGCTTGAATATCAGTTGTTTGTGATGTTGTTGCTCTACCAAATGTAATCGTTCCAGTTCCAGAAGTTCCACCAAATGTTAGTGTTCCTGATGTTTGATTGGTTCCAAAAAGATGAGTGCCTGAAGTATTACCACTTAATGATAATAAAGATGCAGCACTTAATGTTCCGTTGAATGTTTGTGTGTTAGTAAATGTCTGTGATATATTAAGAGCTGCTAGTGTATCAGTTGCAGTGATTACAGGTAAGTTGAGAGTTCTATTAGCAGTAATTGCACCACCAGTAATATTATATTGGAAAGTATCTGCTAGGTTTCTTATCTTGAGTCCTGATGATAAGAAGGTTCCTACACCAGCAACATATAAGTTATTAGCAGTAACAACACCAATTGTAGCGACACCAGAAACATTCAGTTGCGATACCGACGCAATACCACCTATAACACTTGTAGATATTCCTGATATAGTTGCAAATCCAGCAGTAGAAACAAAGTCTGCAAATGTAATAGTTGCAATACCAGAAGGTCCTGTTCCAGCAACTGAAACAATATTACCAACAAAATTTAATTGAGAGAAACTATTCGCTGTACTGACAATCGTTCCTTCATCACGAATTGTAAGACCAGTAATTGCGTTTGATGGAGCAGCATCAACCCAAGATGGAGGATTAGTTCCACCACTAGCTTGAAGAACTTGTCCTAAAGATCCATTTGCCAAAAATGCTGTTGTATCAGCAGCAGATTGATATACAATAGTTCCACCAGATCCACCCTTAAGATTCGTTGCGATTCCAGCGGTAGATGCATATCCTAATAAAGTTCCAGAAAAAGTTGTTGCAGTGACAACACCAGAAACTTTAACATCACCAACTACATCAAGTTTTGAAGTTGGATTTGTGCTTCCGATGCCAACAGAACCAGAAACATAAGCACCACCAGTAACCTGAAGTCTTTGTGATGCGGTTCCTGTTGAGGTTCCAGAACCAATCAATACAGATCCATTAGTAAATGTAGAGACACCGGTGACTTGAAGATCTGTGAACGTATTTGGTGCATTAGCAATAGCACTCTCGATCGTTGCAGTAGTTGTTGCATCAAGAGAAGCAATGTTTTGAAGTTGCCTTGCTGAACTAATGACTTGAGTGGCACCAATGTTTAATGATCCAACAGTACCAACACCAGAAACATTCAGTTGCGATACCGACGCAATACCACCTATAACACTTGTGGATATTCCTGATACAGTTGCAAATCCAGCAGTAGAAACAAAGTCTGCAAATGAAATTGTAATTGTTGCAATTCCAGCAGTTGCAGCTGCAGATACAGTTGATCCAACAAAATTTAACTGAGTAATACTATTGGCAGTGCCAATTATTGTTCCTTCATCACGAATTGTAAGACCAGTAATTGCGTTTGATGGAGCAGCAGGAACCCAAGATGGAATACTACCAACTCCATTTGATTGAAGTATTGAACCTAAAGAACCATTTGCTAAAAATGCTGTTGTATCAGCAGCAGATTGATATGGAATATTACCAACAAGTCCACCTTTAAGATTCGTTGCGATTCCAGCGTTAGTTGCAAAAGTGGCAGTTGTAGCGTTACCACTAAATGTCGTTGCAGTGATAACACCAGAGACTTTAACGTCACCAACAACATCAAGTCTTGAGGTTGGTGATGTAGAGTTAATACCAAGATTTCCACTAGATGATAATAAGAATCTATCAGCGTCAGCAATTCTAAAATTAATGCCTGTTGGAGAATTTATAAAGAGACGACGATCAGCAGGTGATGAAATAAAGTTGTAATCACTATCAACAGTGCTATTGTTTAATGTAATTCCATTATATGTACTATAAACTTCACCAATTCTTATAAATCCATTTCCACCTTGAACATCTAATCTTTCTTGTGGATTAGTAGATCCAACACCAATATTTCCTGCTGCAGTCGTGGTTAGAACTGTTGCACCTACACCTACTTCTAACCCACGTTTTACCCTAAAGTTCTGATCGGCCAAGGTTCACTATCCCCTATGGTTCACTTTTATCTATTTATCAAACTACAATCGATATGAAACTAACTTTAAATGTCGTTGAAGAAGCACTTGAAGGTGTAGCAAGTAACCTTAAGTTTTCTCCAGAAATATCTACATCATAACTTGCAACAGTTGCATTATTGTAGACAGTTCCATATTCAGTCAGATAAGCAGTGACGCCATCGTGAATCACAAGTATCTTTGTTGAATGATAATTTGTTCCTCGTGTTCCTTGAACCATATATTCAACAGAACGATACAAGGATGTAGAAAGTCCAGTGTGAATTGCAGTCTGTGATGTTGTTGTAGTTGTTGAAGTTGCAGACCCTACTCTGGTCGATACAGTATCGTAAGTTGGTGATGTTGTAATACCAGAAACATTAAGTCCTTGTGATTGTAGTGTTCCAAAGACAGTGGCACCATATCCAGCAGTTTCAAACTTTTTAGAGTTATCATGATAGAGTTCTACAGAACCGTCACTATTATACTTTGCGAAATAATCTCCAGAAGTTGTACTTTGGAAGAATATACCATCATTACCATATATCAGTAATTTTCCAGTTCCAACGTCAGAAATTGTGCTATTAGATCCATCATGATAGATTTGTAAATCATTACCATCACCCAATATTAACTTATCATTATCACCAAGTTTTACATCACTCTGAAATGTAGATACACCAGAAACATTTAATTGTCCTAATGTTCCAACAGAAGTCAGAGAAGAATTAACAACGCTACTTCCAAGAGTGGTAGAAGTTAAAACAGTGCTTGTGCCAGTTTTAAATGCTCCACCACTGGTCACACCAAGACCAATTGATGATTCTAGAGTATTTGCTGAGTTATTATAAGTAAATGTTTTACGAATATTAGCAGAACCAATACCAATACCAGCACCATCAAGAAGTGTATTAGTTCCTACTGTTGATGCAATACCAACATTAAAGTCTGCTAATTCAATGGTTGTGGAGTTAACAACAAACTGAGTTCCGTCAACATATAGGTCACCACGTATTCTAACAATACCACTAGTTGTACCAACTCCAACTGGTAGTGGATCAATAATAATTTCTTGAGGTCCACTGATTGTATTAGTTGTAAATCCAAGATTACCAGAACCAGTGGTAAATTGGGTTGCGGTTATAATACCAGTAGAATTAATATTAGTAATAGAAGAATTCGTTACATTCAGTGTTGCAATGGTTCCAACACCACTGAAGTTTAAATTAGTTCCAGTTGCATTAGTAAGAGTAGAAACACCAGTATAATTAATATTAGTGCCACCTAGATTAGTAATTGTACCAACAGTGCTGTTCAGTGTTGCGATTGTACCAACACCACTGAAGTTTAGATTAGTTCCAGTTGCATTAGTAATTGTACCAACAGTGCTGTTCAGTGTTGCGATTGTACCAACACCACTGAAGTTTAAATTAGTTCCAGTTGCGTTTGTAGTGGTGCTTGTTGTAACATTTAATGTGGTAATTGTAGCGATGCCAGAATTAATTTGTCCACTAAATGTCGTTGCAGTGACAACACCAGAGACTTTAACATCACCAACTACATCTAATTTTGATGTTGGTGTTGTAGAGTTGATGCCAACATTACCAGAAGTGTTAATTCTTACTGCTTCTGCACCGCCAGCACCCAAGGCCAATTGAACAGATGCTGCTGCTCTTATAGTTGAAACAAGACTAGAGTGTGTAATACTAACATCACCTTGTCCTGAAGATACAAATCTTCCATCACCCTGAACCATTAATGTGCTAGTTGGATTTGTGTTACCAACTCCAAGATTACCATTAAAATATCCACCACTATTGACTTGGAATAATTGTGATGCAGTTCCTGTAGAATTTGCTGTTCCAACTAAAATTACACCATTAGAATCAATACGATGTCTAAAAGTATTTTGAGTTAGAATATCAATTACTCCTGCATCTTGAGTAACTAACCTTAATGAACCAGTTCCACGATTAATAATATTAAAATTGCCATTATCACCACCATCACGAATTAATCTTGTTGCATAATCCGAATATGTTGAATCTGCTCCATGAAAATCTAGGAATGTTGAAATATTAGTAGCACCAATACCAATTTCTATATTTCTTCCATTATCACCACCAAATTGGACGGATGTTAGTGCGGTTCCTGCCTTTACAGTTCCAATAACATCTAAAGTTGTTGTCGGAGATGCAGAACCAATACCAACAAGACCAGCATTTGTAATTCTTAATCTTTCTGCGCTGTTAGTAAAAAATGTATAAGTTCCTGCTGCATCATAGTTTGAAAATCTGAATACGTTTGAAGGACCTACATCAAGATAATAACCAGTGCTTCCATTAATGTATTCAAATGCAATTTCACCACCCTCGTTAGATTGATATGCTTTCAATCTTAAGAAGCTTCCAATACCAACACCAGAATTTCCAGTTGTTGTAATAATACCAGAAGCAATATTAATATTGTTGTTGAATGTTGATAATCCAGAAACATTCAGTTGTTGTGCTGTTAAACTAGTTGCACTTGTAATTCCAAGAGTGCTAATACCAGTTACATTCAGATCAGTAAATGTATTAGGTGCATTAGCAATTGCTGCTTCAATTGTTGCGGTTGTTGTTGCATCAAGTGAAGCAATGTTTTGAAGTTGCCTTGCTGAACTAATGACTTGAGTGGCACCAATGTTTAATGATCCAACAGTTGCGATACCACTATAATTAACATTAGTTCCACCTAAATTAGTTATTGTTCCTACAGTACTATTAAATCTTGTAATCGTACCAATACCAGTATAATTGACATTGGTGCCACCTAAATTAGTAAGAGTTGCACTAGTGCTATTAAGTGTTGCAATAGTGCCAACACCACTAAAGTTTAGATTAGTACCATTTACATTTGTAGTAGTGCTTGTTGTAGCATTAAATGTAGTAATGGTGCCAACACCACTATAATTTAAATTGGTTCCTTGTGCATTTGTAATAACACCGGTAACAATATTTCCAATACTATAGTTTGCAGTAGTGCCATTAATTGTTGTAATGTTTCCAGTCGTTGCTGTAACAATACCAGAAGCATTAATGTTTCTAACAACTGCTAAATCTCTTTCGCTAAATTGAACTGCACCAGCAGCAAGTCTAGTTCCTACTGGAAACTGTGTGCTACCAATACCAACCGCATAATTAGATAACCAAGCATCGGTTCCAAGTCCAGCAAAAGTTCCTGCCTTAAACCACATAATTTTCTTATATGTGGCTGGATTTGTTTCAATGCCAGCAACAAACAGTTGAACTAATGGTGATCCTTCAGTGGATGCAAGAGCAACACCACCATGATTTGCTGTAGTGTCATTTGAAACATCATTACCATTTGCATCAGTTCTAAATCCAAGAATAATATCTGGATCAAATATGTTTAATGATTGTGAAAAAATTATTGCTGAAGTTCCACCAATTGTGACATTTCCAGTAACACTTAAATTACGATTGACTTGAAGATCTCTAGTAACCGTTGCATCTTGTGGGATAGTAAATTGATTAGGGATACTTAAAGTAGGTGTTGAACCTTCTCCTGTTCCACTGGTAACGGTGATCTGGTTTCCAGTTCCACTAATTGACTGAACATAATCACCCGTTGTATCTGTACCAAGACCTACAGAATTTGGTTGAATTGTTGCAGCTAAAGATACGTTACCTGTACCATCAAAACTAATTGCAGATGCTATAACATCACCAGTAATTTGAAATGTTCTTGGAGTTACAAGTTGTGTTGCAGACGCTGCAATACCTGTTAAAGCACCGATAAATGTTGTTGCAGTGGCAACACCAGAAACAAAAAGTTGTGATGCAGTAACAACACCTAAAGTTGAAATACCAGAAACAACTAATTGTGAAGTGGTTGTCAGTCCATTAACACCTAGTTGTGTTAAGGTTGTAATTCCAGAAGAATTGATATTAGTAATAATACCAGTAATAACTCTTAAAGTGGTGATTGTACCAATGGTTCCACTTAAATTCGTGATTGTTCCGTTTGTAGAACTTAAGGTGGTGATTGTACCAATGGTTCCACTTAAATTCGTAATCGTTCCGTTTGTAGAACTTAAGGTGGTGATTGTACCAATGGTTCCACTTAAATTCGTAATCGTTCCGTTTGTAGAACTTAAGGTGGTGATTGTACCAATGGTTCCACTTAAATTCGTGATTGTTCCGTTTGTAGAACTTAAGGTGGTGATTGTACCAATGGTTCCACTTAAATTCGTAATCGTTCCGTTTGTAGAACTTAAGGTGGTGA